ATTCATAAATTTTAATTGGTTAATACTAGGAGCGTGGAACAATAATGTTCCACGCCTTGTTCGGTTTTACACCGGCAGAGACACGATGTATTCCTTCTTCTTCTTTCGTGTTCTGCTCTTCACAGTGAATCCACAAAAATCTCTCAGCCACCCGGCAGCATTTCCGATGAAAGGCTCGTTCACCATAAGGATAGGACGGAGCATTCCGTTCTTCTTCATGAACTGATAGTCTATGAAGTCGAATGGGTCATCCGGGTCCTCACTCTTCTTCTCCCAAACGCTGACATCGAGATAGTCGATGAAGTCTCCCTCTGGCGGGTTATCCATCTCGATGAATCTCTTCGGAGTTAGGAGAATCGTCTCCTTAGGCTCATGGGTCATAAAGAAATTCTCTATAACTTCGTTGAACTTGTTCATGTCCATCTGTTTCTGGACAATGCCCTTTCTCTTCATAATGTCGGAAGCTTTGAGCATTCTTGTACCTCTTCTTGCTGTTGCCATAATTCAAAATTTTAATTGGTTAAACATAGTACCCCGTCATTACTGACGAGGATTTTGGCTAGTGTGCAAGGAATCCTATCGCCTGGCCTTTCCCGATAGACCAGCATAGCCTATCTTCCTTCAGGCACTCTGTGCAGTTTCCGGTGCATAGCAACGTTCCTTCCGGTGCTGATGTACCGCTCTCGAAGATAGGATGCGCCTCCGGAAACCCGTGGCGGTTATCCATCTTGAGACCAAGCCATCCGCTGAATAGGATGTGCATGTTCTCAGGGATTACGTTGCCCTCATCGAGGTACTCGTTGCACACATCGAACATCTTCGTGAACGCCAGGAACTTGGTATCCTTATGCTTTCGTGCAATCTCGCACATCTTGTCAAGATACCATTTGTCCTGTATGTCGCCTCCGATATGGAATCGGAATGCTCTAGGGTAGCGGTAGTTGATGTAACCATCAATCTCCTTGAAGTATCGTTCAGGATCCTCGTGGAGGATGGCAGAATTGATAGCTCTCGTCTTGATGACCTCCTTGTAAATCATGTCATTGCGCAGGTCGTAGCAGCTCTTTGCACAGATTGCACAGTTGCCGCAATCCATGACAGGGATGAGCGAAACAGATGGGATTGCTCCCAACTTGTTGTTGCCCTCACTGATCTTGACGTGCAGATTCTCTACATTCTCCAATGCGTTCTCGTAAGCTGCCTGTGCCTTAGACAGACGAGTCTTCATTCCTTCCTTACCTAATGTCCAGTAATTTCTACTCATAATTCTAATTTGATTGGTTAAACTTGGGGAACAAAAAACCGGCGTGTCTCACGACAGACCGGCTTGAACCATTTAAACAAAATTTAGTTATGATATGAGTAGTCAGCCGCTGCTAACGACTGACATGTTGGCTAATCTTCATCTACTTTTACATTGTAGTGAAATCTTACAGTAAGGTAGTCTATACCCAGAAAGAATGTATAGATTAAAGGCTCTGCCTGACGCTCGTCGAGATACTGCTTCGTCTCGTAACAATATATGTTATTATTGGACTCGCCTGTTAATCGTTTGACAATATCTCTACCCCACTCTGATGTACTCCACGGGCGTAGCTTCTTGATAGATAGGTAGTTTCCGTTGTACTCTATCATCGTAGGTACGCCGCAGACAAATCCCAAGGAGAACTTATTGCTAAGATATTGCGAATCATCAAAGATAGCATCTAGAAGTGATTCCTCGACGACATTCTTTCCGTCAATAGGAGCCTTAATATACTTTCTTGTGTCTACGTTAATTTTCTTCATAATCCTTCATTTTATTGGTTAGACATTGAATCGGTTACCGAATCAGTAACCGACTTTTGGCTAGAATGGTCCCCGGCTGGCGCCTTACTCTATAAGTTCGATCTAGAGAGCTTTAGCTCGAAGGATTACCTCCAGTGAATGCACTGGAGGAGATCCTTCGTTGTAGAAGCTCTTGTAAACACAAGCTGCCGGGCCACCATTCTTCAGGCGGCGAACCTTACGTCTTACTGATGATTACTTGTTCTCGCTCTTGGCTTTCTTCCACTCAAGAATCTTGCCCTGGATGTTAATGCCAGATTCCTTGATAAGCTGCTTGAGAACACCGAGCATTCTCCAACCCTCTTCGTCGTATAGCTTTGCTTTAGACTCAAGCTCTTTCAGAGAATTGACCTCTGACATCTTTCGTCCGTTCTTCAGGAATCTTGCTCCGTGGAACATGATGAGGTTTCTCATCGTGTAGTAGGAACCAGACCCTTTGTAAGCATGGATGAATGCATCAGCCTGCTTGGTGTCCCACGCGAGATGCTTGCGCTTCTTGTTGAACTCGCGAACGGCATCGTAGAGATCCTTGTGGTCTTCTACAGTAGCCATCTTGATGGCAAGGTCACGGAGAGGATTGTATACCTTTCTATCCAAGTCAGCGACAAAAATGTCCTCGTTCTGAAGACGTACGTAAGGATTGCCCTTGCAGGTATGCTTATATGTCTTCTTCTTGTTTCCATCCTTGTCCTCCTTGGTAGTGTAGATGCACTTGTCGTCAATGTAGCTGCGAAGCTTGTTAATATAGTCAATAGCCATATCGTATGCTACGCAACCGTTGAACCAGCGATATCTCGCCTTGGTGTTCTCGTAGTCCTTGTGGTCAAACATCTTCATCTGAGCATACAGCTCGTTCTCCAACATTCGCCACTGATACTCGTAGCCCTTGTGCTGCAAAACCTCATTGAATGTTCTTCCGTTCTTATCCATGTCTCGCAACATGTGGAACATCTGACTCATCACCCAACGACGGAAGAGCTTCCAGTTACTTACGTATCCACCCTCTATAATCTGCCTGCCTACCGCATCGATGGTTGCATCGTCCATATCAACAGGGACAGCCGCACCATTTTCGATTTTGATAAGCTGATCATCACCGAGAGGGAAGTACTTACTTACGTCAACACCTGCTGCCTTAAGAGCTTCGAGACGCATCTGCGCCTTGGTCTTCTTACCGGTAGCTGCTGTAGCCTCTACATTGTTAGTTACGATGTTCAAGTTCTCACCAGTGATTGTTACAATCTGCTTCATAATTCAATTAATTTTAATTGGTTATACTAAAAATTTATTTAACTCTTGTGGATGAGGCTTACACCTCATCCTTGTTTGGCTCAACCCAGTCTCTGAGGATAATCAGGTCCTTGTCGTTCTCGGACTTCCAGAACCATCTTCCCCATCTGTTCTCCCATGCAAGGTTGCCTCTTAGAAGCTGAATCAGTATGTATAGCTCCAGCTTACATCTAGCTACCTCCCGTCGCTCACCATACATCATATCTTCGTCTGAGAGCTCTTTCTCAGGCAAAGCCTTGAAGTAGTAGCGGCGATGGGATTCAGAACGCTCTGAAGGCACAGAATGCTTGTATGCCTTGTATCTCTGCTCTATCGCGAACAGGACTACTGCATGTGTCAGGTAAGGCGTGTCTTTCGGCTTATCTTCCTCGGACATCACTATCTTACCATTCACTCTACATGTTCTCTTCTGAAAGTTGATGGTGAACTTAGCACCATTCTCAACTGCATTGATAATCTCGTCGTATGTCATAATTCTATTGTATTGGTTAATAGGGATAGTGCTTATTCTAGCACTATCAAATTGGCTTCTTCGAGTTCATCCTTACTCAGTACATCTTCGTCTTCTCCGATGTGGATATAGAATTTATCTCCGTTCGCCCACTCCATTGCACGCATATACAACCAGTGAGCCTCTTCGATAGAGAATCCGTCTGCGCTTACTGAATCAAGCATCTCGCCCATGCAAACTTCTGACGTTTCGTACTCTTTCTTGATTTCCTCAAGCTTCTTTAGTAATCTGCTGTTCATAATTCTTAAATATTGGTTAATGGGAGTGCGCTCAGAGAATCTGTTGCGTAACTATAAGGTCTTGATTAATACTGTATCTGAGTCCTGACGGATCCAGGTAATCACCTGGATGCTCAGGATGGTTGATACCGTATTGTACAATCTATTCTCCTTGCGCACCATTCGGCTCGCAATAACCTAGACTTATCTCATGTATTATGTTGCATGGATATATGTTCTCGATTCGGTCCCGTGTTTGGATACGGTCGTCGATATCGATAGACATCGACAACGGTATACCACTCACGGGATATTAAACCTCATACTCTTGATAAGTCGCGATGCAATTCACATGGTTGTTTGCAGGTACACTCATAGGTCTGTTGTCTTGCTACAGGCTGATGATTGGAACCAGCTGGGTTTACGCGGGGAGCATCGTTGCTCTAAGGATGCCTCACCGCGTTATTTACCAGCGGGTTTGTAAATACGCAACCTCCTCGTGTACCTCGTTTGGCAATAACGTTGTCTTCATCTGAGAGTGTGGCACGTAGCTATAGCAGCTTGATTCGAGGGCTGTTGTAAGTCGCCGGATGGCACTGGGATTCCAGTGAAGGCCGGAGGCATGTAAACAGCACTATAAATTCACTCTCCTCTGAAGACTACCCTCGTGCTAGGGTGATTCACTGACCGATGGCTCGGCACAATACTTTATGTTTCTGATTTGACACAGGATTCGCCAGACTCAGGATCCAGGACGTCGTAAGTAGTATACGACGACGTCACGGATCCAGAGTCTGGTTAAGAGACCTGTTGCATAAACTTCAGCAATCCGTCAGTGAGTGGTGGTGTGCGCCACCTGTTGAAGTCATACGGACTGGCACATTTCTGTACTTCTGTGATGAGCTACGCCTTGTGCGTCATACGATGGGCCCGAGGTGTCTCAAGTTGCAAACTTGGATAACTCGGTCCCATCGGATGATGTTTTCGAGGCCTAGCCTGAATCTGTCCGTCCTTCTCCCACGTCCGTGTGCTCGGTTACAGAGTATGCCGGTCAGAAGATACTGAGCATAGCTATACCAGATTGATAATATCCGGTTTAGGACGAACAGAGGACCATCCCTAGGTAGGGGATGGTCCCTGTACTCCGCAACCGGGATATTTAAAACCTTGTGTCTTCATTCCTGCAAATCCTTGCTCTAGGATGCTCATCTACAGGGTATTCACCAATGTGTTGTACGCTGCCCTGCTCGTTCGCAAGGCGTTCTGAGCACAACCTATCGATAGATACCCCTTGATTTCGCTCTCTGTCTTACCCCTGTTTGCTTTCACGTTTCTTCCACGGCCTCGGTCTATGCAACCTACAGCCTGAGTCTTTACGTATCCGAGACCACCAACTTTACTCTTGCCTGTCTTGACCGCACGGATGCAGTCCATGACGAATGCGTTGAGCTTGTCGATGTCCTCTTTCACGTTTATGACCGGAAGAACCTGAGTAGCCCAGGAATAATCGCAGTACCCCTTGTAGAGATACCTGTTTACTGCATTGATGGCTTTCGTCATCGTGGTGTCACGCTTCTTTATCGTCCTCTTCTCAATTTCCTTCTGAAAGGTCTTGATACGTGTGGACGACAGAGAGATATTGTGACCCTTGATGGAATATCCGAGGAACTTGAACCAGTGATTAGCGTCAAGATACTCAACCTTCTTCGGATTGAGCGTCATCTGCATCATCTCCAGCTCGCTCTTCATGATATCCATGGCTTTCTCATAGTCTTCACCGACAAACAGCGTATCATCTGAATAGCGGACGTAATATCCGTTAAGCTTAGATAGCTTGTCGTCAAGATGATAGAGAATGACATCAGCTAGCCATGCAGCAACAGAGCATCCCTGCTTGAGGGACTGATACTTCTCGCAGAGGTTGTTGTCCTCATCAAAATAGATGTCTGTGTGATAGTAGTCACGGATGACATCTATCAGCGCAGATTTTCCGTACTTCTCCTCTACCTTGTCAAATGCCCAGTCGATGAACCGAATGGGTACGCTGTCAAAGTATTTAGAGAAGTCACCTTTCCATCCGATGATTTTTCCCTCTGCCGAGTATATTATCCGAGACACTTCCTGCACCACACGACCGCAGCCGATACCCTTTTGGTACGACGTACAGCGTGGATGCACCATCTCTGGCATCAGCTCGAACAGGAGGTCGTTGGCTATACTCAAAAGGATTCTATCTACAGCTTCATTCACGTAGACCGTACGGAAATCTCCGTTGTCTTTCGGAATCTTTGCTGTATGTGGCGGCATTATCTTGTAATTGCCGCTCTTGATCCTCTGATACATAGCCAGACGAGCCTCTGGTGTCGTCAGCTGATACATTACTGCTTTGTTCATGTCCTTGAATAAGCCTTTCTCAATGGCATACTGCCATCTGGCTTTCTCAAAGAACATCTCTAGGATTTTGTCTTCATTCATAATTCTTATGTTTTGGTTATTGTGCGCAGTCCTTAGCTGCGCTTTTTAGCTTTCCATAAATCCCTGTACTCCTCAATGAGTTTATTCTCTTCACTATACAGCTCCAGGAGTCTTTCTTTTGAAAGAGGCTTCGTGTTGTGTACACTACAGCTGTTCGTTTCTCTGCGGATTTCTTCGAGACGATCGGCTATCTCTCGCGCTCTCTTTTCATCTAAATTCTTCATATCTATAATGTTTTGGTTATTGGTAGGGAGATTACTCTCCCCGTTTGGCTAGTCGATGTGTTGATAAACATCTCCTCCCTGCTCTTTTTCGTTGTCAGCATACAACTCCTGATTAGAGTCAAGTTCTATTTCTTCGTCTACGAAATTATTAGAATCAAGGACGATGTTGCAATTATCGTAGGCCTTTTGTGTCTTCTTTACTGCCTCTTCCTCGCTCTCAGCATCAACGCTGACTACCTTGTTCAAATGTTCTGTGACTGATACGTAATATCTCTTCATAATCTTTAATAATTTGGTTAATAATGTCAGAGGGATTGCTCCCTCCGTTTTTAAGGCTTCTTGATGGTGATGATGCCTGTCACACTCATAGCGTCTGACGGCTCAAATTTGTCAGGCTCTAAGCCGCAATCTGTGTACCCGAATAACGAATCCATACAGGCACAATACCATTCATTCTCATCAGGCTCATACGCATCCGGCGCATCCTCAGGACATGCCAGCTCGTAAACGTCCCAGTAATTAAGAAGATATCCCTCGTACGCAATCTGAGGGTCAGACCACTCTCCACGTGAGATAAAGCAGATAGTCTTACCTGCAACGTTGTCACGATGAATCTTGAAAAACTTGTTAAATACCTTTGTAGCTTCTTTCGTCATAATTCTCTTTATTTAATTGGTTATAGTGATAGCCCGAAGGCTATCTTTTAGGCTAATGCGTTCAATACTCTGTGGGCGTTGTATGCGACAGGATTGCTGTACTTTGCTTTCTCCCACTTTTTACGCTCACAAACTTTCAGGCAATACTCATGTGCTATATTCTCTGATAGTGCATCGAACGTGTTGTGTGTAATATCTGATGGCTTACCGAAATAAACTCTGTAACCATCTCTGTAGCATACTATACGTCTGCCAAGTCTGTAGATTGTTCTACTGCCCTTCTCTACAAATGTAATTCTTTCCATAATTTTCTGTATTTGGTTATTGGTAGGTAGCCAACTGGCTACCAATTTTAGGCTTCGCTCCATGCTTTCCACGCTTCATTCGTGTTCTTGGTGATTGCCTCGTTCCAAAGCTTCTCCAATTTATAGAAAATCTTCTGGAAAGCCTTCGATGTTGTCTTTGGGTCAATGCGCTTGCCGAGATAAGGTCGATTACGTGTAATCGTAATTTCGTCCTCGCACCAGCAACACCTGATCATCCCATACTCCGTAGGAGAACAACCTAGGTAAATTCCTTTTGCGTCATAACGCTCTTTACGTAACCACTTCGGGTAAGGAACGTAAATGGTCCATGCGTCAACACAGAAACGGAACTCCTTTCTTGTGTCGTGATAAAGTCTCAATTTCATAATTCTTTGTAATTTGGTTGATAGAAGAGGAGCATGCAAGCTCCCCTTGTTAGGTATGTTTTAAAGTCTTGCCCATGAGTATATCTTCGCTCTTCTTTTCTCTTCTTTCAGCTGAGAGAGGAGATATTTCTTCTCTTCTCCCGAGAAATTCTTACGGATATACGATTCACACTGCTTCTTCTTCCAGAAATGAACCGAATCTGAAGCGTCTGGCGTTATTGAAACCCACATCATGCCGCCTACTACAGGAACAAGTCCTGCGTAGATAATTCCTTTTCTAAATTCCATAATCTAATCATTTAAATGGTTTAACATTGAATACCCCCATGCTAGGGGATATTTTTAGGCTAATGTTTCCTCAAGAAGAGAATCATACTCTTCCTCTGTAACACCAAGATCGTCAGCGCTCATCACCTGTTTAAGCATCCAAGGATAAACTTTCTGCTTTCCCTCGCGCTCGGCAATATACTCGTCTATTGCGCACACGATATCAAGGTCTGATGATATATCGACATCACGTCTATCTGGCACATCTGAGAATCCTCTCGTAACTGGAAACTCAAATGAGAATCCCTCTGCAATATCAGGCATAGGAATATCGGAATCAGGATTCTGTTTCCATGCGTTGAAAACCGAGGCACATTCTTTCTGCCACTTGCTATACTCTTCGTAATCGTATGCGTGAGCCGTCACGTGACCATTCTCCTCGCTGATTGTCAATTCTACAGCATAAGGGAAATCGGTTGAATAATACGGCTTACCGAAAGCGCGACTTGAATACATACACTTGAATGTGTCAATCCAATCACACACTTTGCAATCTATATCGGTTTTGTCCTCTATAGAATCTGCATACTCATTAATCTCCTTGAATGTAAGCTTGTACTGAATCTTGTAAAATAGCTTTTCCATAATTCATCTGTTTAATGATTCATAATGGTTCCCCACGATGATGTGAGGAGTTTTAGCCACATATGGCAATGTCGCCATAATTTCTGTAGAAATGCTTGTATGCATCAAGACCACTGGCAGCTTTCAAGTCTGTGACCTCTAGCTTGCCGGTATCCTTGCGTACCTCTGCAATAGAGAATGTATTGTCGTGCGTCCACTTGATGAGGTCCACACGCCTAACAGGATTCTCTACTGACTCAACGATTTTACACTTCAGTAAATCATCATTCAGGATCTTCTCTAAATCACTCATAATTCTGTAATTGTTGGTTAATAGAAATCCCCACCCGTGGGAGTGAGGATTGGTTTGGCTAATCGAACTCACTTTCGTCCTGCTCGTACCACCAGTCCTGGAATCGATTCGCAACCTCTTCCAGTGCATACTTGGCAAATGTGTCGTAGATATTTCTGCTCTCGCCCTCGTTAAAAGGAGCATACAGAGCCTTGCCGATAGCATCATAGGTGACAGATTTGTCGTCCTTGAAATTCCCGAATCCCTTAATCATCGTGATAAGGTCTTCTCCCAAATCATCGGCAAGCTCGTGCATATTCTCCATGATAGCACTCTTATTTTCGTTCCAGAACTTGCTTGTCTGATAAGGATAACAGAATCCAGTGTACCCGTCATTTGCATTTCTGCAACTATCGAGAGAATTAAGCAGTGTGTCTTCATTAACACCGCCAAGCTGCTCTACTACGGCATATGCCATCTTTACGAATGATGGATTATCATTTTCCTTGATAAACGCATCCCATACTTTCTGTATATTCATATTTCTGTGTTTTGGTTGATAATAGAAACGAGTAAGCGCACCAAACACTTACCCGTGTTTTTTGACTAGAAAATCCAGATAGCCGTAGTTCTTGCACAAATGGCATACAGCTTTCCGCTGTGACCACGGAACAGCATTCCGTTGCATCCGTACACACCGGAAGAATAGCCTACCTGACTATATTCTTCCGGGATGGCTGCACGGCTTGAACTGTGTGTTATATCCTTGGCAGCTCCTACTCTAACGAGTCTCTTCAACTCTTTCTGTGTCATTTTCTCCATAATTCTTTAATTTTGATGGTTTAACATGGTTTCTGTGCAGATAGACTGCACAGAATGTTTGGCTAGAACTTGCGAGGGCGCATGCACGATTGCTCAATCTCCTGAGCCTTCTTGTCTGCACGCGCTACGCGTCTGAAATACTCGCTCTTGTCGAGGTTCTTGCGTCTGCACTCCTCGCTGATAACTGCCTTGTGACTCGCTACGAGCCTGGCAAGGAACTTTCTGTCTCCGTCTGTCATAATTCTGAATTTTGATTTGGTTAATAATAGAAGCAGGACACAGGACGTGACCCGCTGTTTTGACTACTTGCCACCGCACGCAATACTATGAGGACAGCAATGAATCTTGCCATCCGTCAATCCATGAAAGCAGCACCCTACACATCTCTCTGTGACTATATCCCACTCTCGCTCTATTCCGTGTCTGTCAATTACTCTTATTGTTTCCATAATTCTATATGTTTTGGTTAATAGCAGGCAGCACATTATCGTACTACCCATTTTTTTGGCTAGAGATTGTACACCGGACTTTCTGAAGAATTCAGGATAGAACTGCCGGTGAGAATGGAGAACGCACAAGGGTCGAAACTCTCGATTTTCTTCATGCTCTCTATCTTCTTCTGTACTACATCACGTATGGATGACAGATTAAGTCTACCGTCAATAGGCATGACAGAATCCATGCCCACCATTTCCACAACGCTCACCTCATCGGTGAATCTCATGTTCACAAGGTCAAACTTATTGATCTTGTGATAAAACTGAATCCACTTGCTCATAATTCTACATTTTTGGTTTATAGGAGAGGGAGATAAAACTCCCTCAATTTCAGGCTATGTACTTCTTGATGAACTCTTTAAGCTCGTTGAGCCGCTCGTCAATCTCATCTTTGCTGCATACGCAGATGAAACGTGGAAAACAAGTATCCGTTATTTCTCCCATGTCATTCATGACACAGGCAAAACAACTTATATACCCTTCGCCGTTTTTATTGCTAACGCTAACATCAAGACTGAGCCTTGATTGATTTTTCAATACTTCTCTCTGAATTTCCTGCAACTTAGGCAAAATCGTAGAGAGTATGTACTCTACATTCTCCTTGTATTCTTCATCTATCATAATCTATAATTTTTGGTGAATAATTGTATGCGTGACAATCGCCACGCACATTTCAGCTCATGCACAATACTGCAATCTCAGAGAAACTCTTGGAGATAGCCTCCTTGCTACGGAAATCCCTATAGCCCTTAGTATTGTTGTTGTGCCACTGGCGCGCTGCTATCTTGATCTTCTCCATCTCATGCATAAGCGCACGCTCAAAATTCTTCTGTGATTTTCTGTCTTGCATAATTCAATTTGTTTAATGGTTTAACATAGTATGCCCAGGAAAATGCCTGAGCACATTTTTGGCTAGTCTACCTCATAGAACAAGATAACCTGATTATCGCAGTAGTCGACAGTGTAATCAGGAGTACAAATCTCATGGAATGGACATATGGTATCCTTTTTCTCGTACACGACAATCCACTCTCCAGGAGGGAGCATGAAACTCTCTCTTGTTCCGTAGAATTTCTTTGTGTCGATTTCCTCTAAGTGCATATAAATACCCCACTCGGAGTTATCTAATCCTTCTGCATTAATCTTGTCGATTAAATTAAATGTCTTGTAGTTCATATCTATAATAATTTGGTTAATAGAAGAGAGGAGCGGAAACTCCTCTCAGATTTTGCTCATAATTCTGAAAAATTGGTAAACAAAGGGCAGTGTTTTTTCGTTCCATATTGGGTATGTGGCGCCATCACCACGCTAGATTAATTACTTCTTAAGACCTGTGTACATTATCGTACTTTCCAAATCTGTCACGCTCCAGGCAGGATGAAATTCTCCAAGCGGAGCGTGGATCGCCACAGCTCGCGGAAATACCACTTGCCCTTTTTCGTACTGCTCCAAATATATACAAGCAGAATTCCGTAAAGAATTCCAAGCACATTCAGGAGAATTATCGTACTTGCCAAGCAAATGAATATTGGCGATGTCTGAATAAATCCAAGCACAATTATCGTACTTGAATAAATAATCTGTCTTGCTTTCATATCTATATTTAATTGGTAATTGTTCCGTAGCCACGCACGACAATTATCGTACTGGCTACAGATTTTAGGCTAGAAACAGAGCTAGAGTATTATTGCGCCACGAGATAAACTCTACACGATTATAGATGGTCTGCCTGTCTGCAATAATTCTCTCCATCATTCTCTTTCCTCTGCAATCGAAATTCTGTATCATAATTCTAAATTTGTTGGTTTGTAGTTCCCTACAAATGTAGGGAGATTTGGCTACAGAATTTCACTCAGTGGAAAATTCTTCTCCAGAACAACACCCAGCATTATAGCTAGAGCGCTGCAAGCAGGCAAAATAAACCACATGTACTCGTCGCAAAATTCCTTGATTCTCTGTTTCATAATTCTAATATAAATGGTTCGTAATTGTAGAGCGGAGATTTCTCCCCGCCCCGATTTTATTTAGCCAGGAAATCTACCTGAATATTCGCACTCACTGTTATCTTATTGTCTTCTTTTCTCTCAACGTGCGATAAACAGATAAACTCCCTTTCGATTTCATATTCACATAGTACTCTCATGAGGATTTTTTTAACCGCATACCCGAAGTAACCGAGGATTCCACAACCTCTTTCGGTAGAATCTTTTATACACACCAGCCGATTCTTAAAAGCTCTGGGTGTGTATGATGTGACGGATTGCCGCCACCGTGAACCACTACACGTGCCATCCAACACGTAGCTTTAGGATAATCTCGTATCCCTTAACCCGCAGCCAACGGGATAGAATATGAATTATGATTTTTATTTAATTTCTCCCGGTACGCCTTATTATCACACTGCGCCCGTATCGCACAAATTTCGTTCTGTCTCCATCCGTACCCTTGCCGTCGGTTAGCCTTCAATCCTCGCGAGGTCGCTGCGTTCTGCTGATGCTACACCTCGCTCCTGTGCCTGTGCTCCCTGCGCACGCTCCGGTGATACGCTCCACAGAAATCTCATTCTCTTTTATTCTGTTTCACGCATCACGGAGAGACGCCGCTCGCCGCCGGTAGTTGGTACATCTGAGGATGACCGCCCCAGTTGTGCCGCCTAAAAAATATTTCGTATGTTTCGCTAAATTTCTCGCTTAGAAATCTAGCTGACAAGTTACGTTTTCAGATTACTGCCGCCTAGAAAATTCTAGGTCGTTGCCACCCTGCAAACCACGATGAGGTACTGAAAAATTATCCAGGGATAAAAATATTATTGAAACAATTCTAAAAAATAAAATCTAAAAAATAATTCTGAAAATAAAACTCAAAAAAATATTCTAGAAAAATATTTCTAGAATATAGGTACGAAAAAATAAGGTAGTGGGAAAAATCCTACTACCTTATATTATTTCTAGTTTGCTGCTGCTTTCTTTGCTTTTTCACGGTCTTCTCTCATTTTTGCGACCATTTTTTCAAACTCGCTATCAGAAAGTACACTAGTATCTGCATTTTCGAGTCTTGCTTTTGCTGCTGCTTTCGCTGCCTTTTTCTCGCTTGCTGCCTTTCTAGCTGCATTTTTGCCGCTTATATAGGTAGCGTACAAATTATTGAGGAAACTAATTAAACGTGTTTCTGTGTCGGTGCAAATGTCTGAAATTTCTTGTAGCTTGTGGTTTTTTGCAACCCATACAAGAAAATCGAAATCTTCTTTAAGTTCTGCAAACTCCTTAATTGCTCTTTGCAATATATTTGCCTGGATATCTCCTAAATTAGTACGCAAAAGATATTCATTTTCAGTCTTCTTGTATGCTGCTGCTGCTGCTGCTTTCTTTGCCGCTGCTGCTGCTAATTCACTATCAGATACCGCCAATTGATTGTTTACATGTTCCTCTTTAATTGCGGAAACGCCTAAAACATCATTTGCAAACTTAGAAATAATTGCACGCTCGATTTGTTCATTTGTCTTCATATTATATAATTGTGTCTATTATAAACCCGCCACAATAAAACGGCTTTAAGTTACTTTAAATATGAATTGTTTCAATATGTCGTGTTGAGTTCCACAACTTGCCACACCCTAGTGGCAACTATTAAACACCCTTTAAAAGAGTGTTGCAAATTAATACTTTGCGCTGCAAAGATACTGCTTTTTCCCGAAATAACCAAATAAAAATGCAATTATTTTGTTAGTTTATGCTTATTTGGATTAATTCTAATTAACTAACAATAAGGCGTTTATTGTGTTTATATCTTTTCGTTTAATTACTATATAGCATAAACCCCGAGTAAAGCATTTTAAAGCCGTTTTTAGCCGTTTTTAGCCGTTTTATTATTACTAGTAAGATAAACCGCAAAAACACTCTTAAACCTCAAATAAAAGCCTATTTATTGTTATTTAGATTATTCTAAATAAAACATATAACAAACCGCAAAAACACTTATATAGATTCATATAAATAGAGTATCTTTGCATTATTGTATTTATTATAATTTATTCATCATTCAACAGTAGTCTTTAAGTGTATCGTTTACACTTAATAACAAACCTATTTGTTAGTGTTCTATTTTTCCTTTATAGTGTTCTATTTAGTAATTAGTAACCAGTCCGAAAATAGACCTTTTAGTGTTCTATTTTTCGCTTTTTGTGTTCTATTTAGTAATAAAAAGTAAACATATTGGACAATTTAACACTTTATTCTAGAGAATAGCTAAAATCTTATAACTATCTAATAATCAAGTAGTTAGTTAGTGTAAAAAATACACTATGATTTTTTCGTGCTGGTTTATATGTAAAATATTGCATGAAATAAAATACAATATTATAGAAATAAAATACATTGTAAGTTATTGGTTTACAGAGAGTTACAATAATTTGGAATAATTATAAACTAACATGTTTTATGTAGCAAAAAAGCCTATATTTTGTTAGTTTACACTATATAAACCGACACAAAGTGTAATAATTTCAGAAGAAACACCCCCACACCCCCTTTATGTCTATAAATCAGCGCGGTAGTCACCTCATCTAAAAATTTTTTCTTCCGATTTTTTAGCCTTTTTGTAAAGTTTAATTACTTTCCTCCATAAAGAATAATTATGCATATTCATTCATCCGTTATTTATTAACATTTGATAGCATAAACTCTTACTTTGCAGACCAAACCATAAATGTATACCTATCCTTCATTTAATGTATACCTAAAATGTATATTTATACCCTTTATTTACTAGGGTTTTACCGGATATTCAGGATATCATCTGTATCTTTGTATTGTCGATATTTTATAGACGACATGTTATAAGGACGACCTGACACGTGTTATCCTTCAGAAAGCCCCTGTTTATCGGGGTTTATCCTACACAATAACGGAAAATTAATATTATTATTGTACATAAATGGAAAATGGTATTGCTATAGACACATTGCACGCTCAGCTGCTTGACCTTTCGAGGCATGACGAGTACGGCTTCGAAGAGCTCCGTTGCCAGGACTGGGGCAAGGCAAACTCTGAGAAGTACAACAAGCTGAAGTCCAATTTCATCAGGTCAATGAGACGTCTGGCGAAGAAGGCTCCTGTGAAGTACTACAACGGTGCTTACTACATGTTCAACGGCAAGATATACGAAGCTGTTCCGAAGATAGTCCTTGAACAGGCTTACCAGCTGTTGCTCCTTGACCTGGCCATGGCTCCGATGCTCGGCATCAGTACGGTGATGAACAAGTCGTTCATGGAGGTGATAGAGTGCTACAACATACTGAGACCTACCTTCGACATTGTTGCATTCGCCAACGGAGTGGTTGACTTCGGCAGCGGGTTGAAGTATCCGAACGTTATGCCATTCTCTCCCGAGTACCATGTCACATACTATCATCCTTACGACTACAATCCGAAGGCGAAGTGCGACAGGTGGATGAACTTCATCAAGGAGGTCCTTCCGGACAGGACGTCAAGGATGATCCTACAGATGTTCCTTGGTCTCGGTCTCATACAGAGAGGTACTGCATACAATCCGTACGAGGGGAAGGAATCATCGAAGATTGAGCTCTGCCTTCTCCTTATAGGTACGGGAGCCAACGGAAAGAGCGTCATCTTCGACGTTGCCTGCAACATATTCGGCAAGGACAGGATAAGCAAGATGGACTACGCTGACCTCACTGCCGACGGCGACGAGGGAATGAGGGGAAGGTATCCAATAAGGAACGCCATCTTCAACTGGTCTTCCGATTCCGACCCGAAGAAGTTCGGAAGGAAGAACACCGGTATGTTCAAGAGACTCGTGAGCGGTGAGCCCGTCCCGATGAGAAAGCTCGGCAGGGATATCCTGGAGGGGAACTCAATCCCCTACCTCATCTTCAACCTCAACGAGCTTCCGTTCCCTGATGATGCGTCGCTCGGATTCATCAGACGCTTGCAGTACGTGAGCTTCGATGTCACCATCCCTAAGGAGAGGCAGGACCCGGATCTTGCGAGCAAGATCATCCGTGAAGAGCTGAGCGGAGTGTTCAACTGGATATTCCGTGGCGCGATGGAGCTGAGGAGCAGGAAGTACAGGTTCCCGGCAGCTGAGGGCAGCAGGAGACAGCTGCTTATCTCCCTTCTCGGAAGCAATCCTATCTATGCCTGGATAAGAGCGTATGATATGAGGTGCAGCCAAGAGGCGAGGGGCGAGATTTCGGAGTGCATGCTTGCCAAGGAGATGTACGAAAGGTTCGTCGAGTTCTGCAAGGCCAACGATGTCGAGGAGAAGGATATACCTACGATTCAGAAGTTCGGGCGTGATATGAGCGACAAGTACGGCTTCTTCAAGAAGAGGTCACAGGGCGGAATGACGTATCAGGTGTACGGCGCGCAGATGATTGACCTGAAGCAGGAGCTTCTAATCAATGACGTGAAGAATAAATTGCGTGGTGAGGAGGACATCAAGCAGCCTGAGAGCTTCATTCAGACTGATGATTAACGGTTATAAAACAGATTTCTATGATAGACAAGGAATATATCAAGGAGATTATCTCCTGTATCACGAAGAAGAAGGCTGACGGGAATATTGTTCCGGCCACCGCTTCGATGCAGGAGATTATGATTGCTGTCCGCGATGATGCCCTGGAGTGCATGAGGACCATGTGTAACGAGAGGGAGATTGCGGTGAACAGAACGTTGAACAGTGTTTCATTTAAATGTTTGTAGCTTATGGGAGAAGAACTTATGTTTTGTATATCCGATGCCTTTATAGATGGCGACAGAATTCGCGGATCTATTCATAATGTTGTGGACAAAGCGTTCGAGTCCGGTATCAAGATGTCGTCTTGCCGATACAAGAATCACAGCATCACGCTTGACGTGAGCTTTGAGCCGGAAGGTGGTTTTGACAAGCTGCTGCTCGAAATCCTCTACGGCGACAGAATCAGGAAAACCACAGAGCGCCTCGATAAAGAATGGCTGGAGAAGATGTGGAAGGTTTCCGATGACGATATTAGAACGTTTCGGATTATTCAAGTGTGTGATTTTCTAAAGGAGAGATGGTCATGAGAAGACATCACAATCCGAACAAGGTTCCGCCGTTCAAGCCGGACCCAGAGCATTGGACCAGGAAGGTTCATTCATGGAAGGCGAAGGTTGCTTACGAGACTGAGGATGATGCTTGGGAGTTCCTGAATACACACCCGAAACTTATCGAGCAGGGAATGACTGTCTACAGGTGCAATCTGTGCAATATGTACCACTGCGGGCACAAGTATAACAAGAAATAGTTTAGAATATGAAGAAGAAAGGATATTACGAATATGGAAACGGAATCTACCCTTTGAAGCTTTGGGTACACATCGGTAAAGACCTGAAAGAGCTGATAGATTCCTGTTTTGACGGGTGCAATGCTCCAGATAGTGATTACGGCGGCGTTACGTATACCGATACTGTCAGGAAGAGCGACAGGAGGCGCGGTGTTCTTGTTTCGTTCCAGTGCCAGAAGGATATGTCGATGGACTACTGCTGCCATGAGGCTTCTCACGCTTGCGATGCCATCGAGGACGCTATTGGTATGGAACACGGCGACGAGCCTTCTGCCTACTTGATTGGTTGGATTGCGTCTTGCATCAACAAGGCTCGTTTGGGTATTGGAGATTTCGTTGAGCTAAAAGATAAGGAGGAATAGCTTATGGATAAAAACGAGAAATTAAAACTTGGTGACATTTGCATTGCGCCAAAAGAGTTTTTTATAAATAATTCCGATGGAAAGCTAAAGCAGGAAATAGAAAGTTATGCGGAAGTCAGAAAAGATGGCAGGGTTATGTGCGCGGTTGTTGAGGATGTAAATTCAGTTTTCCCCAATGAATCATTATATACAATCGCTGTGAAACAAAAACAATTTGCACCCCCAATTAGGGTTTGTGTCAGTAAGGATTATAACCTTGATTGTTTTGAATTGCTTTCTGAAAAAGAGATGAAAGTTGCTGGTTTACTTTGGTTTTGTTATGGTGTTTAATATAGAAGGAAATAGATTATGATTAAGATTGAAGATATTAAGATTGGCTCTATCTTGCAGATTAGGAAGGTAGATTTGGAAGATATTACTAGTTCTGTGTTTATCGAGATTATAGACCCTAACAATATATATGACTCATTTGCCATTGAAGTCATTGATATGGCTGATGGAGTGTGTGTAATATCATGTACTAAAAGAAATGAATCCATTGGTGTGGATGCGGATAAATTAGCGAAGGTTTCCGTCTTCGCAAACGAATCTGCAAACAAAAAGACGGAGCAAGTATCTCATCCATCCCATTATGCGTGGTTGAATGATTTGTGCGGTGTTGAGCCTTTGGATATTTGCAGACATCTTGACTTCAATACAGGGAACGCTATCAAGTATCTCTTGCGCAAGGATAAGGTGGATGGCAACAAAACAAAGACCGAGAAGCGCATTGAGGACTTGCGTAAGGCGGTGTTTTATATCCAAGACGAAATAAAATTATTGGAGCATGGCACAGACTAAATACACTTGTAAGGATTGCGTATTGTTGAATGATGAAGATTCTGAGTTCCCATATTGCTTGGGCAAAGACTTATATACATACACAAATCCTGACGATGATGCTTGCGGAGACATTATTCCGCTGGTATATACGTGCAAGGATTGTTTCTTCTTCAAGGATGGGGTTTGCAATGACCCTAATGAGATTAGGTTTACTTCTGAGGAGAATCCATCTTGCACAGGTTTCGAGTATAAGGAAATAAAAGTTGAACTTTAAAATATTGTTATCATGGCATTACCATTTGGAAAGACTATCAAGACAAGACACTTCACCGTGCTGAAGTTCAGCAAGAGCTTGTCTAAGAAAGAAGTTGCTTCACTCAGAGAGGATATTCCTGCTGAGATCAAGAAGCATTTACAGAGAGGTTCGCTGCCTTTCATCAAGATTGCGGACATTGCCGGTACATGGGGTATTGAATACTCTATCGGTACATCCATGTACGCTGCGCTCGATGAATGTGTTCCTATGGCTGTAGGAGACCATTATGAGTTCTCCAAGGATAATGGAAACATCATCGAGGCATTTGCCCAGCTTATGTATGCGGATACATCGTTGCCTGGCGATGCAGAATACACGGCAGGTAAGTTGAAACTCCGTGACGAATACATTTCTCGTGAGGCTGCAAGAAGAAACGCTGCTGCCGATGAGGGTAAGACAGAAGAGCAGCTTCGCAAGGAGAGCGATGAGGCCGTACAGGAAGTCATCGACCGCGATAAGCACGCCGAGACTCTTCTTGAGATGGCAGAACAGATTAAAAAGGAAGGAGGCAAGGATGAGCGATAAGTTGCTTGAGGTCGTTCAAGACCATACTTCCCTGGTACAGGCGCTCCAGTTTGTTTTGGAGGCCGCAGAGACGAAGAAACTGCCTCCATACGGTATTCTTCCAGTATTCAACGACGACCTTCTTAATGATAGGCTTAAGGGTATACTTGAGTTGGTTACCGGAGAGAAGTATCCTTAATTGACTTCAAAGTTTTCTTCTACTTATATATTTGTTTTAAAAAGCGAGGGGCAGCATCTGTGAAGACACTGCCCCTCTTAGTTAACCAAAATAATTTGAATTATGCTCAGCAGAAAGAATCTGTGAACATTAATTGTTTGCAAAGGTACTTGGTTTTGCTGAAATTCTAGTAAAACAAAGTTACTTTAACACGAATTTAACTATTTCTTCTTCTTTTGAAAGGTCGCCTGGCCATTTTTGAAGATAATGCAGTCCTCGCAGCATCGAGGCATTGATAGAGGAATGTAGTAGTGGACCACATTATTTTCTGTATCAATCTCGTCCTGCTTAATCTTAGAGTAGTCGGCTATCATGGCTGTCGTCTTTTGCCACTCTGGAGAGCCGAACTTCTGCTTTCGCTGAGCGATAACGAGATTTCTCAGGATTTCTTCCTTTGAGGTAGCCTTAATAAGCTCCTCCTGTGTAAGTTCGTCGCTATTCTCGTTCTTCGCTTTCTTGCCCTGCACCTCTGCTATTCTCTTCTGAACAGACTCTAAAGACTCTAGCTTGTTCATCTCTCGTTCCAGAACGTCTTTTGTCCAGTTGAATCCTTCTCCCTGGAAGGAAATCGCCCAACAATCCCTCATTGGCATACCTGATCCACGGAGACTTGCATAGATGTAATAGCGAGGGTCTTTCATACCGAGAGCCTTCGCCTTCTTGTACGTATCGACGGATAACGTGTATCCTTTTGTTTCTTCAATCATAATCTTGATGTTTTTAAAAGTTCAACGTTTGCTGTCTGCGGTGTTCTCTCCATACATTGATAGACTTGCCGTATATCCAATAGTCGAACACCTCTTCCGGCGACAATCCTTCGTCTATCATCCTTCCGCTAGCCTGGATATCCTTGATGGCCTTAATCCAACTATTATAGATATGCGGATAGCGTTTGCAGTCGGCGAGTTTCTGCTTATAGTTGTGCATAGGGCAGCACAGGCAGCCAATCCTATAGTAGCCCTCGTCGTACAGCTTACAATGCTTGATGCCGAGTGTATTCAAGAATAGCCATACATCATCATCTGTCCACTCTATGATTGGAGAGATTAAGAGCGATTCGTAGCCTCTGATGCAGCCGATGGTACGCTCATCACTGGCATTGGTGATGTTAATCTCGTGGATGCCCCACCGGGTTGGACGGCCACGCTTCTGACTGTTCCTTTTATCACGGAACTCGTCAAGACCTTCAAGAGAGCCGCTGTACTTATGGTTGGTAATCTCGACCTCACTCCTACCCGAACGCTGTCTGCTTTCTGCGTGACGGATTCCGATGAGGACAACATTGCCTGCGCCGATACCTTCTTTATAGACTCGACAGCACCATCGTATCAGTCTTGTCGGAAGCATGCCTTCCTTACGGGCCTGGTTATAGATGCTGATTTTCGGCTTTATCATATCTACGTCCGGATAGTGCTTGCGGCAGAACTTGATTACTTCTGGTGGATCGACGGACGTAAGCCCCATGTGAGACTTGAACTTCACGCCTGCAATCTTGGCAATGTGATAAAGACACTGACTATCCTTGCCTGAACTGAACGATAAATAGAAGCCTTCGTTAGGCGAGTATGCCAGTGCAAGCTTCTCCGCCTTTCTCAGCAGCTCTACAGAGTGCTTTATCTTCTCCTGGAAGTCTTTCTGGAACTTCGGAAGAATCTCTTCTAAAGTAAAATTTAATTCAGAATTTATCATATCATTTCTTTTTACTATCTTTGAATACAAATAAAGTGTAACAACAACACGAAACGTGGAACGGTGGATATGGGTCTTTGAAAGAATGGATACCGGCATCAGCTTCGCTTTGACAGATAACGCAAGGGTAACTGCTCCCTCTCTTGACGTAGAACCCGATAGCCTTGTTCTCCTGCCCATACTCCTGCTCTGCCTGTCCCCACGCCAAAGCAATCACCTGAGAAGCATTTCTTACGATATTCTGATAGGCATTTCTGTAATATCCTTTTCCGTAAGAAGGAACATCGATGTTGATATCCTTTCTCTTCGCCTTGGTGATGACTGATGTGTGATATGGGTCTTTATAGCCTGTGCGGATGGAAGACAGGAGCTGCTGGTCTGAATATCCCATCAAGGTTCCCGCCTTTATCATCCTTACAATATCTTCAGCAAAGTTTCCGAGATAGACGGCGTTTCTTTCGGATGTCGTCTTTCCGTAGATTTCGCTGACGAGAAACGATTCGATGTTTTCGCTGTCAATCCCGAGAATCTTGCATGAAGCCTTGGAGTAGGCAGAGATATAGCTATTGATACTCTCCTCGGCCTCAGCAGTAACGTTCTTGGCGTAAGAGAGCAGGGCTGACTCGTTTGTGAGCCTGCCCGCACCTCTGTATCGCTTACTTGCGGCAATTATTTTCTGTGTCGATTTCCAGAGAATATCTGATAGGTGGCTCTCGCAGTTTCGGATTGCCTGCAAGCGCTTCCTGCTGTAATCGACTGAACGTTTTAACTCATTATCCATTTGCATACCTCCATTTATAGCCATGAGCAGTTTTATGATTACCCTTACAACAATTCGTTATATCAGAGTTTCTTGTTCTCTTACCAAGGTAGTCAGCCGCATCATTTACGCTTTGAAATGTACGGATGTAATTACCACTCAAATCAAATTGCATAACAGCAACTCTTCGCCTCGGCCCGGAGGGCTTTGGATTATAAGAAAATGGATCTCCCTCGTATCTCCAGACGAAACCGCGTGCAGAATTGCATTTATGACGAATGCAGCCTTCGATGGCACTCGCCTTACCTAAGCATTTTTCAACCTCAGACAGTCCTCCGTCCCAAACTTTGACAAGTTTGCCATTTGTTTCGTATTGGTAAATACGAAAAGAAGTCCCCCTTTCGTTAATCGTTATTTTAAGTTCAGGATGATCATCGTAGAACGCTTTTAAAGACGCTCTTCGTCTCTCTCGCGCGGATCCGTATGTGGTATTATACCCATAAGTACACCATTCCAAATTACCAAGAACGGAGTTCGATCTATCTTCGTCTATATGATTAACGCAAGGGTAATTATGAGGATTTGGAATAAACGCCTCTGCAATAAGTCTGTGTATTGTAAAAGGCTTACTCTTTTCTCCAACCCAAAGGTTTACTTGCGGATATCCTGTTCGGCTACCGATTCTTACCTTCATTATCTTGTCAGGGTGGTATGTATGTCTACCCATGGAGTCTGTGACTTCATAAGCTAAACGCTTAACCCTTCCAAGAGAGCTAATCATGTAACGATTCTCCAAACCAACGACTGGCTTCCAAATTTCTTTTTCTGATTTCATATCCCGAACAATTTAGTTAATCTCGAAAAAATACAGAAGAGGAAGAGTGTCGAGATTTCACCCTTGTCAGCAGGTAGCTACTCCTGCCTATCCTCACTGCAAATATACAAAAAATATTGCATATTTATGCAAACAATGAATATTTATGCAATATTTTTAGAATATTTATACTATCACTTTACTCCTTTGTCCCAGTTCACACGGCCATCCCAGTTCCGGTTAGAATCGTATTCTCGGCCGCTTTTGTTTGGCCTGCCAGCGCCACGACCAGTACGTACGTTTCCACTACCTCCATTCTGAATCCTCGCCGTTGCCTTCTGCTCCTCGATGGCATTCTCTGTTTCGTTATCCGCACGTTGCATATCCATAAGGAGGTCTTGCTGGTCTTCTTCCTTTTTCTCTCGCATGATACGCTCATATTCAGCGGTCTTAGGGAAGTCAGGGCAGCGTTCTGAAGCCGTCTGCTTAGAGAGAAATCCGTTCTGAACCGCAGTGGCAATATTTGTAATTTGTTCAGTTTTATTACTATGTACATACGGACTTATCCACGCATTGATTGGAAGCCCGGACATTGTTGCGACGCAGTTTTCATCAGTACCGATGCCGAACTGACAGATGCGGAGAATCTTATCTAGGAATGGCTGCAACTCCTGTGCATCGTTCATTGCAACCTCCAGTGCAGGAGAATAGAGAAGCTTGATTGCCACGCCTGGAAGGTCTCCAGACTTCAACTCAGGCGGCTTTACTGTGAATGACAGTTCGTAGATGAGGTCATACGACTTGTTGAGCTGTGTAGCGAAGGCATCAGAGGCATCCGTTCCATTCAAGAATTCAGCCTTGCCGTTAGTGTCCGTAATCATGATTGTCTTCGCAGAGCCGGTCATATCGTCGCCGGTTATAGAAATATCCTCACCATCGCCAGTGAGCGTAAGGATTGGGAAAGCGTACGCCTTATTATTCTCGCAGAGATATGAGAATGCCTCCTCGTAGTCCTCGATGTTCTTCTGAACCATAAACCAGCAAGGTCCGTTTTCGTTACGTGCATAAGCTACCGGTACGAATTGGAAGCCGTGGTCCTTCTCTTCAATTAGGGTGTAGTCATCAATTCCGAAAATCCTTGCAATCTTCGTCATTACCTCTTTCACCTTTCCAGACTTGGCAGCCTTCTTGAAACGGTAGAACTTCCGGTTATCCCAAGCCTCGACATATTCGGTCTTCTCGTTGCCCTCATCGTCGTAGTCGTAGTACTTCCTGGCAAAGCACAAAAGGTCGCCAGTGAGTGAATCGACGTGAGGGTACAGGATATCTCCTCGATCATAAGAGAGTGTTCGTGTGCAGAATTTCTTCTTTTCATCGAAGAAGCCGACGATTGCACATTCTGCAACCTTCAGATATGCACTTACGGCTTCAAAGAAGCGAATCTCCATATCGTGCATAAGCCAGCCCTTCTTGAATACATCGAGGGTCTTCTGATTCTCCTCTACCTTCTTCTCGTTCTCGTAGTCATCACCATCAGCAAGCTCGAACTGAACATCGTTGCCGGTTAAGTGCAGCAGATGCTTCGTGTGGATGAGCTGCTGGAACGCAAAGGCTGTACGCTGAATCTTCTGGCAGTACCACCTGTTATTCTCAGGGTTCAGCTTCCAGATGTCCGGGTATTCCTTCTCGTCCATTATTCTGTGTGCAGATGGATAGTACTCACGCAAGAAGTCTGCCTGCGTCTTGATGCGGCGATACATGGTATCGTCTGGCATCGTTCCGTCGTAATAGTCGGGAACGACATCGCTTACAGTCGAGTGCTTCATGTACCCAGCAGGAGTAAGCTCGTAGAATGGTTTCCTTACGAGCAGCTCCCTTACATTATTTACCTTGATAGCATCCATAATCCTTTTACCTTTTTATTTTTCTTTTTTGTTAAACTGAATATCATTACATAGAACCAAGATTCAAAGAAGTCAGGCGAGTGCCCGACATATTTCTTGGCAATCTTCTTAGGTAATAGCTTGAATCCCCTATCATCGCTATTCTCGTCACGTCTGAGCATCTTACGCTCCTTCTGAAGAATCTGTCTGAGAGGGACCTTGTCAAATCCGTTTCCTGAATACTTTCTTTCGAGTAGGGACGAGTCGATGGAAATCTGCTTCTCCTTTATCATCTTATAGAATAACCAAGCACACTGAGACTTCAAATCCTTATAGAGGTATTTGATTCCTTCTTCTTCCTGATGATTCCTAGCGATAGGTGCTGCCTGGTTGTTAAATGGGACGGCATCCTTGAAGAATCCCTTAAAGTACTGACCGATACCCTGCATATCGTAAGTGAAGTTACATTCCTCGACACCCCACTCTCTCAGCTTGGCCTCAACTACCGAAACGAGTGTCTTAGGGTCCAGCCTCAGAACAACCAAGTCTTTACAATGCCATCCTTCCCAAAGCCACATTACGAAGTTATCGCCTCCGGTGAATGCGATATCGGCAGAGGCTCTACGTTTTCCGTCTCCGATTTGTTCCGCATTGTCGTAGATTTCATCAAGGTCTTCCATCTTGATCATGTCATCTCCGGCAGCTTTCCAGTTCCAGTTAGCTTCCAGGTCTCGCATACGCTGTTCCTCATCCTGTTGGGCAAGGTTGGCGAGATATGAGGCATCGGTAGAGATAAGCTTAATGTTCTCTGATACGTCAGCGCGAACGAATGTTGCCGACTTGATGAACATTTCGAGCTTTGTATAACCAAGTTCCTCATAGCTATCCTTCCAAAGGCTATCGATAATGCCCTTGCACTGTTCGTATACCTCTTCTCTTGTGTTACCCCAGTAGATTGAGTCAGGCGTATCGCCGTCCATGAAACAGTAGCGGATAACTCCATCTCGCTCCGGTATAATGTATCCATTCTCGTCAACCCACCAGTCGATGAACTTTCTCACCCAAGATTCCGGGTCCGGGTTACAGGTAATCCAGAAGCGGTTTCGGATATGCGCTGCATTTCGGTTGTTGGTCAAGAGGTACTTGAACTTCTTGTATGGACACTGAGTACCCTCATCGATGCAGACATAGGCATACTGGCGCCCCTGGAATCGTGTCTTGAAATCCTGATAGGCTCCTGCGTAGTACGAGAATTTGAGCCATCCTCCGTTGTCGAAGTTCCAGGTCATATCATTTTGTGACTTATTGTAAGTTCCAAATTGGGAGAACAATTTATAAGAGTCTGTCACTAAGGACTGCAAGTCGTCTTTTTCGTTACGAAGAATTGTTGCATGGAAATCTGGATTTTTGATATCCTTCAGAACTTCCATTAGGGAAGAGAAGGACTTGGAGTTGTGAGTGACTATAAAGTCCTCGACAACGAATAGTGAGTCCGGATTCTCAACGGCGACGCAACAGCAGTTTCGCTTGCCGACCGGTTTACAGCTGACAATCCTCCTCTCTAATTCCTTCTTTCTGTAATCGAATCGAACCTCCCATTTCTTGTTTGACTTCCTCTTTACGTAGCAAACAGAACCGAGACTATCAACCAGATACTTGAAATCGAATGCTTTCTTCCTTGTCTTGAAAGTCTTCTTCCAGTATTTTCCGGAAAACCTGCCTGATGTTTCGATGATATGCCTTAAAGATTCGGTTCTCTCAGCAACAGAGGCTAGGCCGAACCTTTCATCAAACTCAACAGGCTTTACGCAAGGGATAGCGATATGGTAGCCTTCATTGATGTAACTGGCTATTTCACAGGCAAGATGCGGAATAAGCCTCCTGTCTCCATCGATAGACACATTCCATATATGGTCATCCGAGCATACTACACTCGATCCGTCAGATAGTTCAATTTCGTAGCAATCTCTATCCGGATAATCAATTCGGCCTAATACCATGTGTCCCTTACCGTCATGTCCTATTACGGTGTAGCCATATTTAAGATTCTTGATTTTAATGAACCCTCTAGTAGTCAACACTCTAGTGTCTTCATCCAGTGGCCCACCTCGCGAGCCTCCAACTATCTTTATGTCAGCGTCGATAGACAGCATACGTTCCTGACCGCCACGCTGAGCTATAATCTTCAGCTTGTCGGGATGCTTCTTGTCGGCGTCTCTTAATGATTGGATATACTCCTGAGTGTAAATAGGCTCTCCGTTATCCAATTTTAATCCTGAAAATACATCTTTCTGCATAAATATACAATTAATACTGCAAAAATATACAATTTTTCTTGGATAATTGCATATTTATTCATATATTTGCAAAATAAAAGGTATATTTATACATTTTCAAGGTGGAAGAACCACTTTTAGGATAACATTTTTAATCAAGAAACAACATGACTAAAGAAGAACTTCTGTCATTAGTGAACAAGGAGGTAGATACCACCAAGTTCAAATCACTTAGCCAGAAGACCATCAATGAAGAACTTGATGATGTTTTGGAAGATTTCGGTGACGATGAGGCAGCAAATGCCAAGTTGGTTACCAAGTTAGCAAACCGCCTTAAGCGCATGGACGGAAACCTGCACAAGAATGTCTCTGACGAGATTAAGAAGAGCAAGGAGGAAGCTGAGCGCAAGAAGAAGGAAGAGGAAGAGGAGCGCAAGCGTAAGGAGGCCACCAAGGATGACGATCCTGACGACAAATACAACGAGCTTCTCAAAGAAATCAAAGCCCTCAAGGAAGCTAACGCAGAAAGGGACAAGAAGGCTGCAAGGAAGACAACCATCGAGTCTGTAAAGGCAGGTTTGAAGGATAAGTTCGACAAGGCAAACCTTGAAATGAAGAACTACTTCCTCAATGCTGCAATCGCAAAGCTGGAGATTCCGGACGAAGATGTCGACATCGACGACCTGGTTTCTAAGGCTGAGAAAATCTACACCGCAGAGTACAAGGAGGCTACCGGTGAAAACGGTATTCCTGCAAAAGGCAGTCGCACGTCTAGCGGAGGCACGTCCACAGATGATGACAAGTTTATGGAAGAAGTGGCCGAGCGTCGAAAGAAGAGATTCGGCGGTGGAGACAAGAAGTAATTTCAGGATAACAATTTTAAAAAGGTAAAAAGATTATGGACAACACTTCTATTTCCTACATGGAACAGATGGGTACTCGTGGTATGCTGAACCACGGTGCGACCATCATTCAGACAGAAGGTAAGGTCGGCGGAACCCGATATGTGTTTGCCGGTCTTGAGGCACTTATCAAGAATGCCTTCGTTCACCCACCTATTGGTGGTAAGCTTGTCAACCCATTCAAGGGTCAGGCTAAGATTTATGCCGGTGACTTGATCGAGCACGATCTTGGCTTTACAGCAGGCAACGAAGGTCCTGGTGCTACCATTAAGATTCTGAAGGCCTACGGCGTGGCAAAGGCTACTACTGCGCCTACAGACACAGACATCTACATCGTTCGTAACGGCTTCGTTCACATCCCGTTCCCTGGCGACACCATCATGATCGGCCAGAAGGACTTCAAGACCAAGGCAAAGGGTGTGACTGTTTCTGCCGTTGAGGCTATGACTGATAAAACCGCAGGTGACGTTTGGAAGGTTACTCTTTCTGCTGCTCTCGGTACATTGAAGGTAGGTGACGTATTGGTTGAGGCTGCAAGTGCAGGCGAATCCGTATTGCCTATGGTAACCAACCCTAACTGCTTTGCTCCGAACGACAATGACTTCCCATATTTCGATGCCGGCGGCGACAAGTACCACAAGCCTCGCACAAACGTCAACTTCTGTATGTTGAATCCAGACTGCGTTATGTGGCTTGACCGTATGGGTCCTGTTCCTCCTGCTGTCAAGGCGATGAACAAGTCACTCTACCCAGAGTTCTGGCATATTTAACCTATTGTCTAACGTAAAAAGATTGATTCAGGATTATGGCAAAAATTGATATTGGTGTCGAGCAGCTTGCGAAGTTCTTCACTGGTAAGGGTAACAACACTTACCTTCAGAAGTTCGTCAATCGTGACGGCGTATTGCGCTGTAACAACGGCTGGTATCTGACACAGGGTGACATTGATCCAAACCTCACCCCTACATCTAATAATGGCGACGCAACCTTCAAGGTTCGTCTTCGCACTTTGAACCCTGCAACCTTGATGAACCTCCGTGCCCCTCTCGGCGAGGGCTATCAGAACGACCACGAGGGTATTGAGTGGTATACCGCTTCAATCCCAGACTTCGCTGCTGACGGCTTCCGTGAGACTGCTACAGAGCGTTACCACAAGATGAAGCTCCTCCAGGATGAGTTCGGCAACGATGCAGACCTGGTTGATGCTTATCTCGACAATGTTCAGGTATTGTATGACTCTCTTGACATGACTATGACCTACATGTCAGCACAGTTGAGTTCTAAGGGTGTCATCGACTACGACAAGATCGGTCGCGGTATCCAGGAGCCTCTGTATGACGCAAAGGTTCCAGCCGAGAACTTCAAGAAGGCAGGTAAGCTTGCTTGGAACGACGAGAGCTGCGACCTGCTCGAACAGATGCGTAAGTTTGAGGAGGATTGGCGCAACAGTCATATTGAGTACCGCAGTGTACCTCTCGTATGGCAGATGACCAAGAACGACTACAACAACGTCTTCTTGAAGAACAAGCAGATTGCCGAGCTGTACAAGAGCTGGGCGAACGCTAACTTTGTGGCAGTATTGCAGAACTACGGTCCGAACAACGCAATGTTCCTGAAGTCTGTTGTTGACCTCAATGGTCTTTCTCCTATCGAGATTGTCGATGAGGTTGAGCACAACAAGCGCTTCGACGGAACAGTTACCGAGATTCGTGGTTGGGCAGACGGAACAGTCGTTCTTCGCCCTGCTGGTAAGCCATTGCGTTTCATGCGTAAGGAGATTCTCGACAAGCGAATCTTCGATACTCTCGGCAATAAGCTAGTGGATGTAGCTTGGGCACAGACAAACAACGGTCTCGGTCTGCTCCGTAACATGGTTACCGCAAACGGTATGTTCCAGGAGTTCAAGACAGACTTGTTCCTCGCTTCTGTTCCTGCTATGCTCGATGCTCCTTACCGTTGGATTATCAACATTACCCAGAAGGGTTAGTTCTTTAACGTAACTAGATTGTATGACTATGGATTCGGAGATGAACATTTACACTGTGAACGACTACCTTATTAATAAGGTGAAGTTCGAGATGCCGATGAAGGCTCTGCTGGGCATCATGCACGACAGGGAGCTTGAAAATGGCATTGACCTCGAAGCCTGCGACAAGGACAATGTTAGACTTGCCTATGCCGACATGCTGAAATGGTTTATTCTTGGTCCGAGCAAGGTGAACAACACCTCCGATTCCGATAACGGATGGACTCATTCGGGAGGTGGCTATGACATGTCGGACAACGACAGGAGCGAGATGAAGGCAGAGGCTAACGCTATCTATGCGGAGCTGGAGCCTGATTCGATGCTCAAGAAGAAATCCACCTTCCGGGTGACCTCCCACGGAGTAAAGAGGGCGAATTATTCTCCTTGTGGAGAACCTCTCCCTCACATCATCAAATAAGGCGTATGGAAAAGGAAAACATCAGAAACCCAAGATATCCTCACATCATCAAGATCGTGAGGAAGGTCGTCGGAAAAGCCGACCCTGATGACCCATTTGCCGATGATGATGCTCCAGTTGGTGAGGACAAGGAAATCATTCTCTATTATGGCGAAGGCCGCAGCTATACCGATACCACCACAGAGGGAGACAAGAATGTCGACCAGAACAAGAGGAAGGCATCGATTCCGGTCAGATATGACGAATGGGATGCTGACAGATGTCCTCTTGACGGCGACACCATCTACTCCACTGTCGGCAACAACACCGAGGTAGGTATGGTTAAGGACTGCGAGCCGGATAATAACAGGACTGTTGTGTATTGGAATTTGACAAGGGTTTAGATTATGACAAGTTTATCAGGTCAGTTTTTACAGGTCGAGAAGAAAATCCGTCAGATGGCTGTAGCAAAGATGCAGCAGAAGATGGACCATGCGGCTGAAATGACAATGAAGGCTGCCGACAAGTCTCGCAACTATGATGACGTAACCGGTAACTTGTACAAGTCAACCGCCATCGGTACATATTACAACGGCTCATTGCAGTCAATTCATTATGCTCCTGGTCCAGAGCCAACCCGAGTAACCCTTGCTGCTGGAGAGAGATACAACCTCGAAAAGTATTATCGCAGTTCGTTCTCCTTCAAAGACAGCGGACGGAGACCTTTCAAGGGTGAATATGGAGAAGGTGGCGAATATGGTCCGAACGCTGCGTGGGATGAACTTGTTTCAAGGGAACACAACAAAGGAAAGTACGATGCTACATGGCAGATGCTTCTAGTTGCCGGCGTGGATTACGCTAAGTTTGTCGAGGTAAAGAGAGGTCACGACGTAATTACCTCTCTCAGAGAATATTTGGTTAGATACTTTAGATCGATGTAAGATATGGTTAGTATTAAGACTCTATATTTCGATGTCGGTAATGCAATGAAGGGGATTTGCGACAAGCTCTACTCCCGGAGCCGACCAAAAGCAGTTGATACGAAAATCAACAGCTACATCGTGGTATACTTTCCATCTAGTATCTACAATAACGAGATGAACTCAAGTGGAGTTTACAATGATTTCACCACTATAGCTCAAATCGAATTGTATGTGCGCGATAAGAATTCGGCAAGCAACCCGCACACACTTGATGTATCTAGCGTTGACGAGAAAGTCCAGGAGATTATGGACAGATTTCCAATCTCCACAAAAAATCTCATTGTTTCAAATCCTCGTATAACACTACAGACAGACGACGGAGCAGGTTTTTCCGTGACGATCATACAAGGAAGGTTACGTACTAAATAAGTATTCAGGTATAACAATTTAAAATATTTTAGATTATGGCTATGACAACTATTGACAAGATGAAGGATATTTTCAATGGTCCTAAAACTCTGCTCTACTCAAAGGCTATTACCGATTTGAACAAGGCTACAGTTGACATTACCCCAGATGTTGAGCTTCCTGTTACCGTTGACTCGCTGAAGGCGACTATGGATGACCCAACCATCAACCACTACAAGGTTATCGGTCTTGCAGGCGACTGGGCAACTACAGCAGAGCTCGGCGACTTCAATGTAGAGTTCGTTGTTCCATCAAAGGCAAAGGACCTGCTGAAAATTATGTTCGGCGAGGATGCAATCACAGAGCTAACCAAGGTTACACTGAAGGGTACAGGTGACGCCACCCTCGACGCTTCTACCGGCTTTACAGGTATCGCTGTTGAGCCTAAGAAGTTCAAGATCAAGGGTACTATCGTTATCGTTGACGATGAGAAGGAAAACCTCATGGTTATCACCAACATCGCTCTCTACGCTACCTTGCAGTGGGATAACTCTGGTACTGAGCCTGTCGCGTTCAAGTTCTCTGGTTCTATCGAGGGTGCAGGTAAGCGTAGCATCGCTTGGCTTACTAAGGCTCCAGCTGGTGTGGGACCAGGCATTGGCGGTTAATCAAGAGAAAAAAGCTTCTTTAGGTAATTATATTCAGGATAACAAACCGTAGGGCGGCAGGCTAATCAACAGCCGTGCCGCCCTACTTCATTTAATAGCATACAATCATGGCAGAAGAAAAGAAAATAGAGCAGCCTTCGGTGGATTTGCAGGAGTTGCTAGACAGCGTGCTGCACGACGAGCCTACCGAGTTCGTGTTCAGAGGAAAGAAGCACAAGCTCGGCTGGCTTCGCAAGGGAACCATGAGCAAGTGTTCCCACATCAGGGCAAAGGAGAAGAATGAATGGAAACGCAACGTCAAGATTTGTGTCTGCATTCTCCTCAACAACATCTGGAAGATTCGATTCCTGTATTGGATCTACTGGCGCTGGCTCTACTACATCAAGGATGTGGACGTGGCCGAGGTGCTGAGGGTCCTCGATGTTTCTAAAAAAAAAATTCCATCGAACGCATTCTCACTGGCTACCATATTAGCGACCGGGATGACGGACGTGATGATGACGATGACGAGGAGCGAAGCAAAAGCTATCCAAGCAGAACCAGCTGGGGAGCAGCCTTCTCACTAGCTGAGAAGTTCGGTTTCCTCTTTCAGCGCAAGTACTTCATTGCGGCATACGACTACTGGTGGGGATATTCATCGGCGCAGATTGACCTCATGGTTGCAGACCAGCCTCTTGTCGTCTATCCTAAGACCAAGAAGGAAGGTGGTCCAAAGAAGCACACCAAGAAGGAGATGGATGACCTCTACGACAGGTGGATGGAGAAAAAGAAGAAAGAAGGAAGTCTTGTCGGCAAGAAGATAAGTCTTGCTGATTACTTAAACAATAAACTCTAATTTTAAAATATTCAGGATATGGCAGGTGGAAATATGGGAGACCTCAGTTTCTCGCTCACTCTTAAATCGAGAATTGAAGAGGAAACCAAAAAGATTACCAAAGAATTAAACAAGATTGATGCTACTGGTAAGCAGGCACAGAATGCTTTGGAAGCAATATCAGAAGCAACAAAGGGAATTGGAGATAAGGGAGGTCAAGGCTTTAAAAAGCTAAACGACTTTGTTAAAGAATTACGTCATAACATTGCTGTATTTTCAAGCGAAGATTTCTTTAGTCCAAAAAAACTTCAACAGTTGGAGTCTGTTGAGAGTGGACTGTACAGAATAGGTCGCATACTTGGAGAGGTGTCTAAGGAAGGTGCAGGATTCAACATATTCCCTAACAGCGTTGCAACTGAGGCAAACAAGGCTGAGAACGAGCTCCGTAAGTTGTCTTCGTTTATTAAAGAGATCAATAAGCGTTACGATGAAGGTTTTCAGTTGTCAGGCAACAATCTACGCCCGTTGTTATCAGATCTACAAAAATACAGAGCAGAGTTAGAGCAGATTAAAAATAATGGCGGCATCCATCCTGTTTCTGGACTCACAGCGTCAGACGTAGTAAAGAGTGCGGGATTTCTTAATGCGATTGACGAGGCAAAGGTATACGCAAAAGTTGTAAAGGACGCAATCAAGCAGGAGTCTGATGAGTATACTCGTAAGCAAAAACAGTCAGAGCAATATCTTGATCAGCTTAATAGAGAGGGTCTTGCTCTTCAGAGAAACGCAGACATCCGAGACAGAATCGCTAGCCAGCAGGAGAAGGCATGGCAAAAGGAATCTAGAAGTGGTTTTAGAGGAGGACTCTATGCAACACCGGGTCGTTCCGAAGCAGCGCAGGGTTATTTAGATATAGCCAACGCATATAAGAAGGCGGCTGACGAGTTGCAGGCAAAGCACAATGATGCCAATTCTAAGCTAACAAAGCTCCTCGACGAGTACAATAAGGAAGTAAAGGAGCTTGAATCAAAGATAAAGGCTATCTCTCCTAAGATGGACGGATTAGCTTGGAATGGTAAAAAGCTCTCCCCTACAGACCTTGCCAAGTATGAGGAACTTGCGAAGCAGCTTGAGCATCTCAAAAACACAAAAGGTGCAGACATTGTATTTGACCAAGCTAAGCTCACAGCCGAAGAAGCGAAGATTCAGCGCCTCATAAGCCTGGTTAGCGAATATGAGAAGCTTGCAGAAAGAGTCTCAAAGGCGACGTATAAGCCATACGATGCGACATCATACGAGCAGAGGAGAATCTCAGATACTACAGCATTAAAGAATGCTATCTTAGAAAGATACAAGACAGCACAAGATGCCGAGAAAAAGCGAAAGAAAGACGAGGCAGACGCAACACGCGAGGCAAAAGCAAATGAGAAGAAGCGTCAGAACGAGTTGAAGAACACCGAACGCCGATACGATTCTCTCGGCAATAAAGTCCGCCAGCTTCGCTCTGAATACAGCAGGGGCATCTCTATCGGTGCAGATGTGAGCAAGGCTGAAGCCGAGATTAACAGACTTCTTTCTTTAATGAGAGCCCTTATAAATATTAAGGGAAGACTTAATTCAGAAAACTGGAAGGATAGCCTCGGTTTGCTTGGTAATATTGGTAGTGGCCACGATACCACATTGGCTTCGAGAGTCCTTCAAGATCAGAAAGCAGTAAACCGAGAGGTTCAAAGAGGCATTGAGCTGGAGCAGAAGCGTCAGCAGGAGATTGCTCAGACGGCTGCAAAGGTTCAGTCTGATTTGGTCCGCGGCTTCGAGAGAGCCAACAGTCATGCAGGAAAGCTGAATTCAACCGTGCAGGATTTGAAGTCACTTTTCTTGCAGGGAGGTCTTGTGTTCGGCGCACAGCAGTTCGCTATGAGCATCATCACTACTGGTGGTGAGATGGAGAAGCAGCATATTGCTCTCCAGTCAATCCTTGGCGATATGCAGAATGCGAATACAATGTTCAATCAGATTAAGGAACTCGCTCTTAATTCGCCATTTACATTCTCTGAATTGAACCGAGATGTTAAGCAGTTGGCTGCGTATGGAGTTGAGTACGACAAGCTCTATGACACAACCAAGAGGCTTTCGGATATGTCTTCCGGTCTTGGTGTTAGCTTTGACCGTATCGCATTGGCATTTGGTCAGGTTCAGGCTCGTGGCTGGCTCGATGGTAAGGAACTCCGCCAGATTGCTTATGCAGGTATTCCTCTGCTTGAAAAGTTATCTGAGTTCTACTCTAAGCAAGAGGGTCGAAATGTCTCTACATCAGAGATTAAGACTCGTATATCAAGCAGAGACGTAAGTTTTGATGATGTGAAGTCTATCTTCTGGCAGATGACTGATGCAGGTGGTCAGTTCTATAATATGCAGCAGGTTCTGAGTGAAACTCTGCTCGGACGCTACAATAAACTGAAGGATGCCTGGGAAATCATGCTTGCCGACTTTGCTAATGGCAAGAATGTTATAGGTGGAACTTTCAAGGGTATTCTTGATGTTGTCACCAATCTCGTGCAGCAGATTCACGTCTTGGGTCCTGCTATGGTTGCGGCATTCGCCGGGCCGGCTCTTATGCGTGGAGTTAAGACCCTTGAGGGCGGCATAGGAAAGAGGATACTGAACTCTAAGGGAAATATTGCGAAAGAAGCAGAACTTAAGCTTTTGCGTGGAGAGAAAATAACTCCTGTAGAGAAACAGATTCTTCAGTACAAAAATCAGATTCGGATTCAGGATATTCAGGCACTCGCGAAGGCGAATGCGATAACAAAAGCCGAGCTCAGGCGATTGTATGTTACCGGTCAGATAACCAAGGAGATGTACAAACAAGGTATGGCTCTCACCAAACAGGAGGGTCAGGTAAACAGAATCTCCCTTGGTGGAGTTCTGAAGGGATTGGCTAGCCCTAGTAAATGGGGAGCCGCAGGAGGCTTGCTTCTCGGAGGATTGAAATCAGGATTCAGTTCTATCATCGGTTTTCTTGGTGGTCTTCCAGGAATAGCTATATCTGCCGGATCTGCAATCTTTGCATACTACTGGGAGAAGCATCAGCAGCTGAAACAGGATATGGAGACTACGGCTGACGAACTGAAAGACAGGTACACTCAGATTGGCGAGTTCCTTCGCGATAACGATGCAGATAAAGCCATTAAGGACGGCGATGAGAAAGAGATAGAAAACCTCATTGACGCATATAAGGAAAAGCTTAAGGAGATTGCTCCAGAAAAGGAGAATGCTTTCACTATGAGCCTTCTTGAAAAGAAATCGAATGAGGACAGACTTAAGTATCTCAAAGAACAGCTCATTCTTCTCAAGCAGGTTGAGGAGAGTACTCAGAAATCTCTTTCGGACGATGGTACATACAAGGGATTCGACGAGAAACTGTCTTCTGCAAAGGAGATAGCAGAAGCATTCTCTTCAGCATCCGCAAAGGCGAATATGATTAATGCCACCCAATCCGACTTCGCTAGCTTCAACTCCTGGGAGGAAAAGTATAAGGATGAGGTGAAAGCCATGCGCGATTATCTCATTGATGAGCTTGGAGATATTAGCAACAGCCCGAAGTTGCAGGGTAAGGCTAACCAGATTCTTTCGTCATTCTTTGCAAAGCAGGGATGGAACCAGGATGTTTCTGATCAGTTCCGTGCTGACGTTCTTAATGCGATGGGTGTTGAAACTGGCTTCTACGAGAACAAATTCAAGGATGCTCTCGATAACGCAGTAAACACTTCGTTTCCCTGGATTGGTGACAAGATTCGCAACAACCAGGAATTGACAGATGCAGAGAAGGTACAGGTTTCAAACATGATGAAGGATGCTGCGGCTCAGGTTCAGAAAGACTATCCTTTTGCATCAGACGCATTGAAGCGAATGCTTGCGGCTGATAGATTCGAGGCTGTCATTCATCTCGTATTCAGGAACGATGACTCGGATCTCACTCAGCAGCTCGAAAAGAATCTCAAGGGTAGTGGTTACGACTACCATGAGAAGAACAAGTACGTCAAGAGCTGGGGAAAGGATGCCGGATACGACTACGATAAAGCAAAGAGCAACGCAGAGTCGGACATTACTTCTGCAAAAAAGGAACTCAACACCAGAAAGAAGATGCTTGCGCTGGGCAATCTTTCTCTCGATGAGTTTACACAGAAGCAGAAGGAGTACGAACTTAAGATGCAGGCTTATCATGATAACTGGGGCGAATGGTTTACTGGTGACGACAAGAAGAAAAACAAGAAAACCGGTGGCCGTAGGTCAACAGGCGCGCAGACAGATAAGGCTCTTGAAGATTTGAGGAAGCGCATCGACTTATACAAGAAGATGTATGCTGAAATCAAGAAGTTTAAGGAGCTTTATGGAGAAGGTGCTCTTGGTCAGCTTGCTAATGACGGAGAGTTTGAGGCTATATTCAATGATAAAAAGAGATTCCCTATCTCCGACTACACCAATTATGAGACCTCTATTAAAGAACTCTTGAAGACTCTCCCGGCCTCAACAAGGGAGAGATTGGACTATGCTGCAAACGAGAAGGCTGGCATTCAAACTGAAAACCGAAAGCTTCTCGAAGACCAGCGCAGGGACGAACTGAATGTACTCAATAAGCAACTTGATACTATATCTGAGCAGTATGAGACATACAAGAAGATATATGAGCTGACAGGAAACAAGAAGGGTTCAGAAAACATAGCTTTCGGAGGAACTGTCCAGTTTGATACATACAAGAGGTTCCTGGAGGAGCAGCTCGATATTGCGGTAAAGCACGACAACGTTCAGTCCGGCCTTAACTTGACTACGGACGAGGTTAAGGGAATGAGTCTTGAAAATGTCAAGGATAAGTATGGCGAGGAGACTCGTGTTTACGATATCCGCAAGAAACAGGAAGATGAGAACAACAAGATCAAGAAGGAGACCATCGACCTGATGACTAGTCTTATTGAAAAGAATGCAACCATCGCCCAACAGATTGAAGATGAAAACCGCAAGTACGAGAGACAGCTTGAGCTCATCAAGGGCATCGAAGACCCGAAGATGAGAGATAGAGCCAAGGCCGGAGCCACAAAAACTCACAACGAGAATGTGGCAAAGCTTCAGTTCGATCAGTTCAAGCAGGAATCTGACTGGGTTGCTATCTTTGATGACCTTGACAGGGTGTCTTCCGCTACAATCAACTCGATGATTGAGAAGATTGACCAGTTCTCCATGACTACCGGCCTGTCTGTAGAATCAATCAAGCAGTTGAGGGATGCCTTGGATAAGCTCAGAAATGAGCAGATTAGCAGGAATCCGTTCGGCTTCATCTTCGGAGGAGTTAATCGCGGTAAGGCTATCGGGAAGTTCATAAATGAGCGTCTTGGCGGTATGGACGATACTGCGAAGATATTCGTTAGTAAGGAGGAGGCTTCGAGACTTGGTATCGCAGGCGGCGTAAGAACAAAGGCGAGTCTGAAGAATGATCAGCAGTCAGCATACGCCGACTCGTCTAAGGCCATCTCTGAACTTGCGACAAAGATGCAGGCGCTCAATACGGTTCTTGACCCGGTAATCAATCTGTTCAAGGCTATGGGTGAAGAGGATTCAATCCTTGGTCAAATTGTAGGTGGAGCATCAGGCGCATTCTCTTCGGCAGCAAGTACAGCCGGAGCGGTAGCCACTCTTGGCGAGATGAAGCATTTCGGGTTCCTCAAAAATGCAGGACCTTACGCAGCTGCCGCATCCGCAGCATTGAGCATTGGCGGCTCGCTCATCAAGGCGTTCGGTGCAGACTACAGCAGCTACAACAAGGCGAAGGCTGAGTACGACAACCTGACCTCAATTTGGGATTCTCTCATCTCCAAGAAGACTGAGTACATGAACATCCATTGGGGTACAGAGGCTACAGAGGCATCCAAGGAAGCTCAGGAAATGCTTAAGGCGGAGATTGAGCAGACCAAGGTTATCGCCCAGAAGAGGCTCAATTCTGGTGCTTCTGCCGGATCTCATTCTATTTGGTATCGAATGTGGAAGGGTTCGTACAAGTACAATGGTCAGAATTGGCGTGATGTAGCAGGAGAAATCTCTTCGAAGTACGGAGTTAAGTTCAATGGCATGGAGGATATGCTCAATATGGACGCCGATACTCTTTCAAAGATAAAAAAGGACTATACCGGTCTTTGGGCTAGTATGGACTCTGAGTTCAGGGATTACCTGGAAAAGCTCATTCAGTACGGAGAGAAGGCTGATGACATGATTGAGGCTCTTACAGAGAAGCTTACCGGCAACAAGTTCTCCGACCTAGTGTTTTCTTGGGGAGATGCTATGGCTACGATGGCAAACACGTCAGACAATCTCGTTGACCATTTCGAGGAAAATCTGAAGAAGACCATCTTGAACTCAATGATTGAGGATTTGTACGGAGACCAGATAAAGGCTATATTGGCGAAGGCAAAGAAGTTCGGAGATTCAAAGGAGTCTGAAGACTGGTATGTGGATGGAAAATATATGGGACCATACACACCCCAGGAAAATGCAGAGATTAAATCGGATGTAGAGAAAGTTGCAGAACAAGTCGAAGCAACTAGGGACTTTTTTAAGAATGAGTATGGCTGGTCCGACAACAGCAGCTCTTCATCAAGGAACTCGGTCAAGAGTATTACTGAAGAGACTGGTGACCTTATCGCCAGTTACCTCAATGAAATCAGGGCCGATTGTGCAGTAATGAGAGCCGAGCAGGCAAAGTACTATCCGGAGATGAGTGAGATTGCGAAGTCCCAGCTGACGCAGCTTAATGCGATTGCTCGAAATACGTTACGCAATGCGGATGCGGCCGAGAGGATTGACGCTACTGTTTCTGAATTGAACGACAACTTCAATAGAGTTCTTAACGGAACAAAATCATTGAAGATGAAGTAATAATCGGGGGCGCGGATCTATATTCGTGCCCACTTGTATATTTATGCATTTTTAATTGAATATTTCTTGCATATTTATTCTATTTTTCGTATATTTGCAATTATTAAAAGTTGATTTAAGGTATGAAAGATTTTTTCAGGATATACATGCAGAAGGAAGGCGATGGGAACGAGGTGAAGGACTCCATCGCCGACTTCGGTATGTACGTCAGCGAGAGTCCGTTCAAGCCTTGTGATTCTGTCAAGGAACCACCGAAAAGGGAGTGGCACGATGAGCATGGTGATGACGAATATATCGGCAAGGATGGACTCTACATGGCGGCATACGAGAATAAGGTCAAGTTCCTGTTCAAGTGCGATGCTTTCGGAGCCAACGAGAAGTGCAAGGCTTTCATTGACTATCTCCGCATGTCTGGCATGATGAAAATGTACTGCGACTTCAACAAGATTGGAAGGCAACATGTAAGACTGAAGAGCATTGATCCGGACCTATACAGATATCTGGGCAGCGAGGACTTGCTTATTCTCTCTATTACTTTTAAGATTAACGACCCTGTTACTGATATCAATCCGATTATGGATGCGCATGGCAGGATTTCAAATTTAGGATAATACTGACACATGAGTACTTGGAATATTTATCATAAGGATGGCTCGAAGCTGACAGACGTTAACGAAGAGCAGATAACCGTTCATGGATTGGAATACTCCGATTCTTGGATGGGTGAGTGCTTCGTGACTATCAATTTCAAGCATGAAGTGCCTATCAACTTCCAGATAGGCGACTATATTGTCTATCGTGGCGAGCGATTCGAACTCAACTACGAGCCGGGCAAAGATAAGCAGGCAAGACCTGATACCTACGGTGAGGGCTTCGTGTATGACAGCGTAAAGTTCAACGCATTGCAGGACGAGCTTGCCAGGGCTGAGTTCCTTGATGTGGTATTGAATGATAATGAACTTCACTACACTGCCCTACCGAAATTCCCATTCTATGTACAGACTTTGGATGATCTACTAGACAGGATCCAGGCGAACCTCGATGAGCAGATTGGTGCAGGTCTTTGGAAGATTTACTCTAGAAACATGGAACGTTCCGTGCAGCGTGGATGCCTCGCGAGCGACTGGCTGTCAATGTACGGCGAAGGAACAAGAGATAACGTCATCGAATCGATGTCTATCACAGTGGATTCACAGACCTGTTGGCAGGCCCTTGCGCTTGTGAACGAGAAGTGGGACATAAACTTCATAGTCAGAGGAAGAAACATCTATGTCGGTACTACCGGAATACAGGCAAACCATATCTTTAAGTACGGACTCGGCAATGGACTTTATGAGATTATTCAGAACGCTGATTCCGACCAGAGTGTCGTTACGAGACTGAGAGCTTATGGTTCGGAGAAGAATCTTCCTTCTCATTACTATGCGGACCTCGGTGTCAAGTATGTGGCGAATATCACGAAAGTGGTTACAGCTAGCACAAATGTTGAGCTTGAACTGGATATCGATTATATCGAGACGTATTTCAAGAATCCGAGAAAGTATATTGTTTTTGGAGAAACTGGCGAGCAGTCTTCCGGTTGGGTGCTTAAGGTTACATTTGATTTCAAGACTGAGATTACCGGTCATGTAACAAAGAAATACAATACCAATAAGTGTAGATTCTATTCGGAATACAGGGGAACGCAGGTAGATAGCGGTGACGAAGAGTCAAGGGAAAACCTTAACACTTTCATCGCTCAGGTTAAGGCAGGAAACACGAAGATGTATATCACATCGGGCCTCAACAAGAAAAATGTTCCTTCGTCCATGAAGGAATATGCAGAGAATCTCCCGAACAATATGTCAATCAACAGGCTTATGCTGCCTGGATTTCCCCATGTATCGCTGAGTGACTTCTATGATTCGCTCACGGATGAAGAGAAGAAGTACGTGAACCCTACCGGAAAACAACACAGATTCTCTACTGACCCGCATAGACCATACATCGATTCCATCAACATCGATCAGATTGGTCTTCGTTCGGCATCGCAGTTCTTCGATACCGATGATAAGACGAATGGAGTCGTAGAAATCTACCCTACCATCGAAGAAATGGTTATCGGTGGCGTACGTGTTGATGAGATTGATGAGGGTGTGGCTCCTGATGATGACGGAAGATTTGGCGATAATGAAACCGTAAAGAATGTTGATATCTATCTTAAAAAGGCTATCGACTTTGATATCAACGACTTAAAGGATGACGACTTCTCCATCTCGATGAAGGATGGTATGTGTGGTGGTCGAACGTTCAAGGTAGCATCCTCAACCAAGGTCGATGGGAGATGGAGGCTCACTATCGAGCGAATCAAGGACGACGCTCTTGAGCTTTGGTTTCCATACAAGGACTACCCTATCAAGAAAGGAGACCATTTCGTTCTTACCGGCATCACACTTCCTGATTCGTATATCAATGCTGCATCTCTGAAGCTTCTCAAATACGCCATAGCATTCATTGACAAGAATGACTATACAAGGTACGTCTATCAGCCGAAGGTAGATGAGATTTTCATGGCAAGGCAGCACGACCAAGCGCAGGCAGACGATACCGGAGTTATCAAGAGCCTCCACGATACGCTTAAGGCCGGCGACCTGATGAACTTCAATGATACAGACCTCAATATCGAAGGAATCATCTCTATCGACCAGCTCACGATCAAGGAAGAAGATGGCAAGATTCCTACCTACGACATAACTCTCCGCGAGGATAAGGAGGTTGGAACTATCCAAAAGATTCAGCAGCAGATTTCGTCGCTTCAAAGCGGAAATGGCGGAACTGGTGCAGGCTTGACAACTACACAGGTTAAGAATCAGGTTGCGACAGAGGGAAGCAAGCACTTCATCTCAAAGATAAACGATGACATCGCAAAAGGTACAGTTACCTGGGAAAAGGTGCAGAAGTTCTTGCAGGGTTTCTTCCTCGGTCACTCAAATGAGTTTAGCATAGATGGAAGTGGTAACGCTATTCTATCTAATGTCTTGGTGAATCTCTTGAAGTCTCTCGACTTTAACGAAGCAGAGCAGAGCGGATTTGCAATAAAGCAGAGAAGCGATGGTAAGTATCAGATGTTGCTCACTGACTTGATAGTTTGGGGCAAGGCAATATTCAATACGTTGCTCATCCGTGAACTCAGCTACGTTGGTGGTAACATCGTCCTCTCACCTGCTGCTGGCAAGATAAGCTACATAAAGGAGGTATTCAGCGAGACAACGAATGAAATGATTGGCTGGAAATGCTATCTCCTCGCTGATGATGGAACGACAGCAACTATCAACTCATTCAAGGTGGATGACCAAGTTAGGTGCAAGACGTTCAACATAGCACCTGGTGTCTATGAGAACGTCAGCAACAGGGACTACTGGAGACTTGTCACAAAGGTGTCAACCGAGAACGAGGTAATCACCGATGCCGAAGGTCACGAGCTCTATGACGGAAAGAAGTTCGCTTGGATTCAGATAGCGAAGGATAATTGCATGGAAGGCTCGGACAACCCTGCTGTTGGTGACACTATCGTGCTCATGGGTAACAGAAGCGACAAGACACGACAGCATCTTCTGATGATGGAGACCGAGGGAGATTCCGCACCAAAGTTCACTATGTATCGTGGCATTAACTCCTACTCCCTCAAAGATAAGGCTATTTTCGATGTAGGCTTTGATGGTGTCAGTATCGTTAGCAAATTCTTCAAGCTAGTCAATGTGAGCGGAGAGAAGATTTGGACACCTGTCTATCTGGGAGATTGGAAGGAAGGTACGGAATACGAATACTACGACCAAGTAAGCTGGCACGGAACGATGTGGTTATGTATTGTTCCAGAAGGACAGACTACAACAGATGAACCAACTGCCGATTCCGCTTATTGGAAGGCTATGACAGAGATAATTCCTGTAGAGATTTATTTCGAACATGACTTTCAGCAAGGCTTTGCCTACGGAAGGGAAGGTGAAATCAGATGTAAGGTATATCGTGGCATCGAAGACTTGACATCGTATGTAAAGAAGTGGAAAATCGAAAGGAAAAGTGATGATTCCGTAAGTGATGCCGCTTGGTTGTTAAGAGATAAAGTCAAGAACTTTGACGGAACTATCTCACTTATCTGTTCGCAAGATGTATCTGTTGATGATTTCGGTAAAGGAAGAAAGATAATCTTCACGGTGACGGCTATAGGTGATGATAAGAAGCAGCTCGCACAAGAGAATCTGACTTTCACATAGTTAGTATAACAATTTAAATGATAAGATTATGAAATATATTATTTGCGATAAAGTTGTAGCAAGCAACTATGGTTTCAGCCCTATCACGCATAGGGTATTAGGCACGCTTATTATTCTGAACGAGAAAGAGGTTACTTTCTGCACAGCCATTGAAGGCAACACTTTAGAAGAGAAAGCGGCAAACATCGGAGGTAATGTAATGACCGAAGGTGAGGTAAGGGATTTTATTAATAATTTATAGATAACAGAATATGGGTGGTTTTTCAGCAAGAGGTTCGAATGTAATCTCACGTATCATTAATGGTGATACTCTTTATTTCTACTTGGAATTAGGTGATAATCCATTGTATCAGTCTGTTGACCCAGATAATCCTAGCAACGTATTCCCTAACTGGGAAACAAATGCGGATAGTCAGCCAACAGTAAAGCCAGTCTGCTCTAGCGCAATGAATGGTGAGTTGACTCTTACAGAGCATAAATGGTACTACAACGGCTCTCTTATCATCTTCGGTACAGCAGTTGACGGATGGGCAACGGAACAGACACTTGGACGATTCAAGTACAAGGTATCTGATGGCACAATCAAGATTGTGAAGAACTTGGCGAGTGCGGATAACGTTTCCAACGACACATTGAAGTATGAAGGTGTAGCAGACCTTGACGGAATTAACTATAATCAGTCAAAGACTATTGACATTCTCATTCAGCGTTCTTCCGCATCAGCATTTACAGGATTCATCTTTGCAAAGCCTGCACAACTTTCTGCGGAAGTAACGAGTACTACACTTACAACAAAAATGTCTAATGGTTCATCTTATATTGATAACTATACATGTAAGTGGTATAAGAATGGTGTGTATATGACTGGTAAGGATGGCAAAAACTTATCTGTGTCACGTGATGATATTGACAGCGAAGAGTTATTCCTTGCTAAGTTCTATCAGGTTGATAATGGCGTTACGGCAGGCAGCCCTTGCGCTACGGCAGCTATCAAGATAGCTGATACGGGTGATATATACAGGATTATCTACAGCATATCAGGTGCTTTGGGCAAGACAGGAAACGTGAAGGCAACTCCATCTGTCATTAATACCAGAACTACGGCAGCAGTCGACCTCAGTACTTACACATGCACTTGGAATCATATCTTGTGGAATCACGATTACACTAAGCAGTTGCATACATTCGATACGGAAGTAGCCGTAATTGATGCTTCGTACTTTGAGGATAAAAAGGACGGACACATCGAAGGTTCTGTCAATTGCATAGAGAAGGTGGCAACCGCATCCGAAACAGAAACCAGTAAAGGATAATAACTATGAGAAGTAAAGATAATTTTATTAATCGAGTCTATGAGCCGCTAGATGTGAGCCAAAGACTTGTTTGTCTTACGGATGGTAGCCCAGCGACACAGGTCTACAACACCGATACAGGTGAGTATGAGCCAAACCGAGAGATTACACCTACCGTGATTTATCCCGACATAACGGCTTGGGCTTCTGATAATTCATGGGCTAACAAGCAATGCAATAGCATTCTTGACGAAATGGTATGGAAGGTCAATGGTGTTGATATTACCACTATTGCATCATGGAAGGGCAAGTACGAGATTCTGCAAGACGGAAGTATGAGAGGTGCGCTGAAGGTAATGCGTAATCTCTCACGAGAGGAACGATGCTCGCTGACATTCTCGTCAGTAATACCTGACTATCGTCTACAGACAAGACTGAAAGTAGACACAGAGGAACTCATATTGAGCACGTTCAACAAGACGGAAGATACTTATGGACTTTCTTTCGGTGATGCCGACAAGATTCTGTACAATCCACTCAATGATAAGCTTGCCCTGTATGATTACAAGGTTGCTCATGGTCTGATTGCATTCAGCAATGACGATAGGAATGCTTGTTATGACGGAAATCAGTATGAGCGTACTATCCCTCTGCATGTATACAAAGGTGTCAAGGAAATCAATACAGGATATAGCATCAAGGTATTTAAGGTTGTTTCTGCCAATTCGCTTGTTGATGTATCAAGTGGATATTCCGAGGTTATCAAAGTGACGGCAAGTGAAGTCGGATTTGACCTCAGAGCTATTGATAGTGGCGATTATGTCATTAGAGTGCTCATTGGCAATAATGTTGTGGCACAGAGACAGATTTCATTCGGAAGAACCTATCAGAATTACGAAGCAGAAGTGCTCAACTTGACAGCCATCTATAATGATGATAAGCAGAAGAAGCACAAGGCTCTTATCACAATAGATAAAAATGAGGTTGAGTGTCCAGAATCTGTATTCAATATACAATGGTTCACAAAAGCTATTGATGTATTAAATAACGCTACAACGGAGAAGCTTTGGAATGTCGGCGGTACTGTTGTGTACGATATAGACAAAACTGGTGTCGGTAACACTATCAACGATGGTATACATGTGTTGTATGATGCAAGTTTCAAGGGTGCGTTGCAAGATGCAACCGACAAGGACGGAAATGTCTACACTAACGCTGAAGGCGTAACATATATGTTTAATTAGTAATAAATGAAAAAATAATTATGGCAAATGATTTAGCAAAAGTTGGTGCTGTAAACTCAATGTTGGCATCTGATCATGTTATGGTTGAGATTGGCGGTTCTATCAAGAGAATCTCAGTCAAGGACTTCATGAACTCAATACAGACTAGTTCACTTAACCTCTCACAATATGCTTGGGGTGTTCCTATCTATCAGTCTCCATCATCTAAGACAAGCCCAGAATGGGGGCGTGTCGGTAACTTGGATATGTGGGCGCAGTACAAAGAGACAACGGGTCGCTATCTCCTTACACAGGATGGTCGATTGGCTAAGTTGTCTAAAACAAATAGTAACTATTTTGCTGATGGTACTGTTGTTGACGAAACAAAGGGTAATATCATGTTCCATGCTCCTCGTCTGTACTATCTCGTAAAGACTGATGCGGTTACAGGTATTCCGTATCTGTGGTTATCATTACTCCCTATCGGTGGTCATTACATCGAGTCACCTTGCTTTGGTGCTTATAAGGCAGATGTAATTGCCGATAAGTTGGTTTCTCGTAGCGGTCGTGTACCAAAGGGCGGTCTTACAATCTCTCAGTTCTGGGCAAAGGCTAGAGCGAATGGTAATGACTATGGTCTTTCTTGCTATGACCATCGCAGACTTATGATGATGCTTCAGTTATCTGAGTATGGTAATCCGAACTGCCAAGACAAGATTGGATATGGTGTTGGCGGTTCTGTGGGTGGTGATTTCTGGGGCGCAGCATCTAAGCTGACAACTGGAGCTACCAAGACACTCGGTGATTCATGCGGAAGTATTCCTATTGATGCTCTTCCCGATACTACCGCTGGCAAACCAGCAAGCGTAAACAGCAGCCGAGTATCATTGTTCGGTATTGAGGATGGTTGGAACTGGCAACATGAGATGACGCAAAATATTTACTTCGGTAAGAGCAAGAATACAGGACAGACAGGTAAGGAAGTATTCATCTATGAGGGCAACAGAATGCCTACAGATGCAGAGCTTGCAACTAAGCCTGCTGGTGATTATCGCAAGTTGGAGCGAATGGACGGAGAAGGATATGTAAGCAAGATGGCTCTTGGTGAGCACTTTGACCTTATCGCACAGAGCACAACAGGTGGCGGCTCAAACAACTATTGGTGCGATTACTTCTGGGAAGATTTAGCTACAGGGCAGCTCTGTTTGTTCGGTGGGGCCGCTCATGTCGGTTCGAGTGGCGGTCTCGCTTGCGTCCTTTCGAGCTACGCTTTTTCGAATGCGAATGCGAGCTGCGGGGCTCGTCTCGCTTATTACGGAAAAACGCAATACGTAAACGGAGCTGACTTGTAAAGTCAGCGACATCCGCATTGGAGGGCTTGTCCCTCCAATCTCACGCAACCGAATGCGAGGATGTCAAAAAATAGTGTTAAGTAATTAAAAATTAATAGTTCAAGATTTTTGTAAAGAAATACTTTCGTGACAATATAATAGGTGGCGAGGGGCAAAGCTCTGTTTGTTCGGTGGGAACGCTAATAACGGTTCGAATAGCGGTCTCGCTTACGTCAATTCGAACAACGCTTTTTCGAATGCGAATGCGAACTACGGGGCTCGTCTAACTTAATCATCGTGGACGTGGAACTGCTTCGTGTAGGCTAAGTCACCTCTGCGAGTCCCTCAAACCTTGGTTGTAGAGTATAATGAAATACTGAATCAGTCAAAACATATCAGCGGAAAGGCTCTTATGAGCAAGCAAGGCTAAGTAGTCGTAAAAGACCAAAACCTTGGGCTAGGAAGATAAGCGATTTTTGAATTAATGACAAAGAAGGTAAGACATCTAATAGATAAGATAGCGTCAAGAGAAGTATTGAATCAAGCTGCTGATGATGCGCTTGATGCGTTGGATGATAAAAATGTGTGGTATGCCAATAACTTTCGTGCTCACAGAGAAGAGAGCTTGGATGCTATACAGAACATGATAATTCTAGGTGAATATCCGACAAAGGAATATAAGCCTACGGAGATTGATTCAAAGGGAAAGAAAAGAGAAATATTTCCTCTGTACTTTGAACCTTGGAGTATTCTCTTTCATGCGATAAAGATTGTATTAGAGCCTATCGTTGAGCGAGTGCTCATATATGATTCCAGTGCAGGAAGACCAAACAAGGGTCAGACTTTTGGTGCTATCAGAACTAGACGCACGATTAGAAGATATAAGAAATTCAAATATATTGTTCAGTCGGATTTGCGCAAATTCTATCCATCTATACCTCATGATGTTGTATTGCTCGTTTTAGGTCGTTTCATTAATGATGATTTGTTCTTGAAACTGATAGACAAGACAATTCTTGATTATGAATCAGATGTTGAGCCTTTGTTGGAGAAAGAGTATCAGCGTAAGATGCGCTATTGCAAATGGGCTAGCAAGAAGCCGATGAACTATGTAGGCAGTAAACGAGGAATAACAATCGGTGGCTGCAATAGTCAGTTGATAGGCAATTTGGTATGGCACATGATTGACAGATACATGACGCAAACAGTGCATTCAAAGGGTTATCACAGACATTGTGACGATGATTCCCAATTTGCAGAGACTAAGGAAAGAGCTACGTATCTTCTGAATAAATTAGACGAGAAATGTAATGAATATGGTCTGTGCATAAAGGCAAGTAGCTATATTGCACTACTGAAAGATGAAGAAAAAGGCATTGATGGAAGATGCCTGGATTTCGTAGGATATGCTTTTTCAAAGCATAATATGCGAGTTAGGAAGCGCACGAAAGTCAAATGTGCGAAAGCATTCCATCGTGTCAAGTCACGAAAGAGAAGGCAAGAACTCTATGGTGCTTACAACGGCATCATGAAGTGGGGAAAATGCAAGAATCTTTGGCATAAGATATTATCAGAAAACGGCATGAGTTTTAGAGAACATGGTATAACGACAGACATTGTCAGCGAGGGTAAGAACGGAAAGCGCATCTTCAATGTAGAAGAGGAAAAGATTGCCAATTTGGCTCAGAAGCGCACACATATAGTCATTTATGACTTTGAAACCGATTGCACCGTGAAAGGGAAATGCGGCAGATGTTTCGTGTTGTATCGTGATGCACGTGATGCCGATGAGGACTGCAATAAAAAGAAGTTCTGCACGACATCAGATTTGATAATCGGCAAGCTGATAAAGGCGAAAGAAAAGGACATATTGCCCGAAGAGACGTACATCACACAAGTCTTCAAGGATGGCGGTCGCTATACTTATGATATAGAATAATTATTGTTGAATTTTAAAAACGTAAAATTATGAAGGTATTTCAAGTTTTAGATGTATTACAAAAAAAAGGTATTATTGTTCGTGAAGAGGGTGACATCATCCGTGTATTCTTTGATATTGAGAAGATGGCGGCTGAGACATCAAAGGATGGCGAAGTGATTATACCAGATGGTATGTGCTCAATGGAGAATGTTGATGTTAGCGGTACTCGCACCTATGATGGTATTGTGAATGCTATCGTTTGTGACCACTATCCTGCAGATAAGATGCAGGCTATCATCAACAACCATCTGCTCGAAAGCGAGAGCAAGGAACATCAAGCAGAGTTTGCAGAAATGCAAGCTTGGCGCGTGAAGGCTAAGAGTGTAGCCAAAGAGGTAGTGACAATGATTGTCTAATTTAAAGGTAAAGGGTGGGAAAATGGCAAAAAAAGATTTTGTTGCGAGGGGTTCGGCTTGGATTCAGCGAGCACCAGAGGACGGAAAGGATGCTATCAATATTGTGTTCGTTCCTTCTGAGATTGTATTCAATGCAAACGATAGGGGTGAAATTGATAATGGGCAATACCAAGATAATAGCGCAGTCATTAGAGTGTATCGTGGTAGTACGGAACTAGAATATGGTGAAGGAGGTTGGACTTGTACGATAAATGATAATAATGTAGGCGATAATTGCAATTACTATTTAGTTAAAGAATCAGGTCTTTGGAAAGGTAGGTTCAAAAATATTACCTCAACTCAGCTTGAAGGAACAGAAAAACCATCGTATGTTCCATCTTCAGCTGGTGGCGGTGTGTTCAGAATCAAGGTTGATGGTATTACATATAACGCTTATCTTCCGTTTTCTGTGAATGTTAACACCTTTGCTAATGCCCTTATCAAGGATAATAAGCAGTATATTCAGAAGTACACTGAGGTCAGCAACAAATACACAGAAGTATCAAAAGAACTTGATAATAAGGCTAATAAAAACGATATGGAAGAGAAAATATCAACCATATCGCAGAAAGCCGATAACATCAAGTTAGAGGTACTATCTAAGACCTCCGGCAGACGCAATATGCTTGTGAATAGCGCATTCCGCAATCAGGACAGCGTGTTTATACATTCGTTAGCTCGCATCGAGAAGAATACAGGCGTTGATGGCGTAAACTGCATCCATAGCTCAGATAAGTATTCGGGAACTGGCGATGGTAACTACATTGGTGCTTTTTGGGATTCGACACAGAAAAATAGTGTCGCAAACATTCCTATCGTTAATGGCAAGAAGTACGTTATATCATGCTGGATAAAGAGCGACAACACAGAATTGCCGTTTGCCATCGAATGTTTCTTTATGAACAGCATCAATCAGCAAGACAGAGGTGATACTTCTGTAAGAGAGATATATCATGTTGATAACGTGAACGAATGGAAGAGAATCGTATTTATACTTGATACAAGCAAGTATAAAGATGCAACCGAATACTTAGCCGTGAACTTCTGGAGCAATAACAAGAATGTTCCGAAGGCAACTGGTGCGACTGAATATCCTACATGTCACGCTTATATCTGTAAGCCTATGATGGAAGATGGCGATACGTATGGCGGTTGGACATTATCGGAAGATGACTACGACTATGTAGGCGGCAACATGATAGACAATGCAAGAACCCTCGAAGTGGGCGGCAGTCTTACATCAATCAATGAAAGCAATTTGTCTGACTACGGACTTGCATACAATGGTGATAGCATGAGCCTTCGCATTAATAACACAAATGCAAACTCTACACATAGCATTATGACGTTTAAACCATCTTTGGATGTCGGTGTTGATTACATGTTTTCGTTCCTGTCAAAGGGTACGGCTAATATCGGTCTGTATGCGCTATGCGACAATAGCGTAGATGGTGATTATCTGTTGAGCGAAGATTCCGTCAATGCAGATGTGCGTGTTATTGATACATTTAGAAATCGTTATGCGTCAATTATACTGATTCCTACTCAGCTCACTACGGAATACAAGCGATATTGGGGTCACATGAGATTCTACGGACACGTGCCTACTAAGTTGTATCTACAGCTTAATCATGCTGGAGAGGTATACATCTGTCAGCCTAAGTTGGAGATAGGTGCAACCATGACCGAGTTCACAGAGCGCAAGACCGATTTAGTAGATAAAGCATCCTTGAAGAAGGCTGGTATCGAAATCACTACTGATAAAGTCAAGCTTTATGGTGATAAGGTGCAAGTGTTAACAAGAATAGATGGAACTCACGAATATGAGGAAGCAGCCATGTTCAGCAATGGTAAGCTCAATGCTAACCTTATTGATGCAGAAACTATCACCATGAATCACCTTTATGCAAAGAGTGCAGAGAATGGAACTATTGTCGGTCATTTCGGTAATTACGATAAAGCCGATGCTGTAGTAGGTAGTGATAAGTGCCCGCTTTGGCTTGGTGCAGCATTGGCTAAGGATGCGCCATTCAGAGTAACGAAAGATGGTTCGTTATATGCGTCTAAGGGTATATTCGCAG